CAGGAATATTCAGTGACAAATATTGACGTGATGCTAGGATAATAGTACTCTAAGATTATGCTAATATTTGTCAAAAACAGGGGGATTTTGCAATGATTGATATCCATAGTCATATTTTGTCGGGAATAGATGATGGTGCGAAAGAACTAGATGACAGCCTTGATTTAGCCCGTATGGCTGTTCAAGAAGGGATCCATACAATCATTGCCACTCCTCACCATAAGAACGGTCGCTATGAAAATGCAAAACCAGTCATCCTCCAAAGAGTGAAGGAGCTTAATCAAGTGCTAGAGCAGGAGAACATTCCGTTGACCGTTCTGCCAGGCCAAGAGCCAAGAATCTATGGGGATATCATCCCAGATTACGAGAATGGGGAGATCCTCACCCTTAATGACGGAGATCAATATTTATTTATTGAACTTCCGTCTAATCATGTTCCTCGTTATACCGAACAGCTTCTTTTTGATATTCAAATGAAGGGTTTGACGCCCATCATTGTTCATCCGGAGAGAAACCAAGAGCTAATGGAGCAACCAGATACCTTATATCAGCTAGTGAAAAAGGGTGCACTCACCCAAATAACAGCGGCAAGCGTCGCTGGATTCTTCGGGAAAAATATCAAGAAATTCTCTCTTCAATTAATAGACGCAAATCTCACACATTTCGTTTCGTCTGATGCCCATAATATTTCGAGTCGCTCCTTCAAGATGGTTGAGGCCCTTGATGTGATAGAGAAAAAATATGGCGTAGACATGATTTATTTGTTCAAAGAAAATGCAGACCTTCTTGTGCAAGGGAAGAATGTTAATAAAGAAATCCCAATACGACTGAAAACAAAGAAGTTTCTGGGGATTTTCTAGTCTGTATAGATATGTTGGCCTATGTGTCAAACAATATATCAACCATACTATTATGAGTAAGGCAACCGGTCAAACACATCAGATTAGTCAGGCCAAAGACCTGACCGGCAATGTCTCCTTACCGTTATCAATGGAGGCACTCGGTTATACTGTGGGACTTTCGTAGTATTGTCCTTAGACGCGAGTCGTCGATAGTGTGATGTGAGGGCGGGTTAGATGCCCATTAAAATAAAAAATAAGTAGATATCTAACGATTGAACATACTCGAGACGAATGTGTTTAACCATTAGATATTTATTTTTTATATAGGGGAAAAAAAGGGGGGGAGAAACGTTGTCGTATCAAAAAAGAGTGGCGTCCTTAATGATATTAGATTCCATCATTGTACTTACTGCAATTTATGTCAGTTATCTCATTATCAATCCAACTTTACGAATATTTACATATCAGACGCTGTTTTTTATGTCATTCATCTTACTCGTCAGTCATCATCTATTTGCAGGGGCTTACAACCTGTATAAAAAAGCATGGGAATATGCAAGTGTCGGTGAATTGATTGCGATCGCAAAAGCCGTGACTTTGTCTATTTTTACAACGGCGATTGTACAACAATTTGTCTTCCACGATATTTATTTTCGAGCTCTAGCGATAACGTGGATGCTCCATATCTTATTAATCGGGGGTTCGCGTTTCTCCTGGAGAGTACTCCGCGATCGCTATATTAAACCGAAAAAAGATGTCAAGCGTGCTCTGATTGTCGGTGCAGGTGCAGCGGGAACGATGCTAGCAAGACAGCTGCTAAAAAGCTATGACAGTGGCATTCAACCAATTGCATTTATTGATGACGATCCAGCTAAGTACAAATTACAAATTCACGGGTTGAACGTCGAAGGAGATTCCAAGTGGATTGGCCGTGTAGTAGAAAAACTAAAAATTGATAAAATCATCATTGCCATTCCTTCCTTGAAGAAAGAAGAAATGAAGGCTATCTATGAAGAATGTGCCAAGACCAATGCCAAGACCGTCATCATGCCTCTTATTGAGGATGTCATGCTCGGGCGTGTATCGGTGAACCAATTCCGTGATGTGGAGGTCGAGGATCTCCTTGGCCGCGAACCAGTGGAACTCGATAGTAAGAGCATTCAAGAAAAGCTAACAGGAAAGACGATTCTCGTAACAGGTGCCGGCGGCTCAATTGGTTCGGAAATCTGCCGCCAGGTATGCAGCTTCCACCCAGAAAGAATTCTCCTTCTTGGTCATGGAGAGAACTCCATTTACCAGATCGATATAGAGCTGCGAAACAAATATCAGGACGGTTTGGAAATCATTCCTGTGATCGCTGATGTTCAGGACAGACAGCGTATCTTTGACGTAATCGAGCAGTATCAGCCAGATGTCGTCTATCATGCAGCGGCCCATAAGCATGTGCCACTGATGGAATATAATCCGAAGGAAGCAGTCAAGAACAATGTCCTCGGAACGAAAAATGTTGCGGAGGCAGCCGACACATTTGGCGTCGGCACATTTGTACTTGTCTCCTCCGACAAAGCGGTCAACCCAACAAATGTCATGGGCTCGACAAAACGAATTGCCGAAATGCTGATTCAGCAACTAGCTAAAGGAAGCAATACGAAATTTGTTGCGGTCAGATTCGGGAATGTCCTAGGAAGTCGCGGAAGTGTTATTCCGTTATTCAAAAAGCAAATTCAGGCTGGTGGACCGGTTACCGTCACCCACCCGGATATGACACGCTACTTCATGACAATCCCTGAGGCCTCAAGACTCGTGATGCAGGCTGGGGCTCTTGCACGAGGTGGAGAAATCTTTGTCCTTGATATGGGTGAACCAGTCAAGATCGTGGATCTTGCTCGTAACCTTATTCGTCTCTCTGGCTATACAATAGAAGAAATCGGGATCGAATTCTCGGGAATTCGTCCTGGAGAGAAGATGTTCGAAGAATTATTAAATGAAAATGAAGTCCATAAGGAAGCCATATTCCCGAAAATTTTCATTGGAAAGACCACCTTACAGCCACAGGAAGAGATTGATTATTTGCTGAGGAAATATAAGGATATGAGTGAAAAAGAGCTTGCGGACTATGTACTTGATTTAGCAAATAATCGTCGAGTATTGGTGGAGATGGTGGCGAATTAATAAGGGTCAAAGTAACAGGGTTTGAGAAAGGCTGTTTTCGTACGGATTGTTGTTTTTGGAATGGCTTTACTACCAGCCATTCCGTTCCATTCTAAGCTTGCGATACGCATAGAATGAGCCGCACTTTTCTCTGTTAGCTTCATAAATGGACTGCCTAAACAAGGTTAAATCTATATATTTTTAGTGTAAAGGCAACAATATTTGAGAAAAGTGCCTTTAGAAAAGAGCTTTAAAGGAAGGGATTAAGTGAAAAAAGTAAGAAAAGCGATTATTCCGGCAGCTGGCTTAGGGACCAGATTTCTCCCTGCAACAAAGGCCATGCCAAAGGAAATGCTGCCGATCGTGGACAAGCCAACGATTCAATATATTGTCGAGGAAGCTGTTGCTTCTGGAATTGAAGATATTATTATCGTCACAGGGAAAGGGAAACGTGCAATCGAGGATCATTTCGACATTGCCTTTGAGCTTGAGCAAAACCTTGCGGAAAAAGGAAAACTTAATCTGTTAGAAAAGGTGCGTTATTCTACCAATCTTGCAGACATCCATTATATTCGCCAGAAGGAGCCAAAGGGCCTTGGACATGCCGTTTGGTGTGCCCGTAACTTCATTGGTGATGAACCGTTTGCCGTTTTACTTGGGGATGACATTGTTCAAAGTGAGACCCCGTGCTTAAGACAGTTAATTGAACAGTATGAGGAAACTCATTCCTCGGTTATAGGTGTTCAGACAGTTCCAGATAACGAGACACATCGATATGGGATTGTGGAACCTTCGGTTCAGACTGGAAGAAGATATCAGGTAGAGAACTTCGTGGAGAAACCTGCTCCTGGTACCGCCCCATCTAATCTTGCGATTATGGGAAGATATATTCTCACTCCAGAAATCTTCATGTTCCTTGACAAGCAGGAGACCGGCTCGGGCGGTGAAATCCAGCTCACCGATGCGATACAGCAGCTGAACCAAATCCAGCGCGTGTTTGCCTATGATTTTGAGGGTAAACGATATGATGTAGGGGAGAAGCTTGGGTTTGTGAAGACGACGTTGGAGTTTGCTTTGCAGGATGATAGGTTGCGGGAAGAGTTGTTGGGGTATATGGAGGAGATGTTGGGGAAGAATAAGGTAATTTGAGGCTAGTTGATTTGGGAGTTCCTGTGGTTGCGGGATGACGGTTTCATAGCTAATGTACATAGTTAAGAGAAACTCGAAGCTCTTCAAATTATTGATTTTAACTATCATCTCTAATAATTTTTAATTTTCAAATAATATGTTTATTAACGTTTATCTTTGACCATACTGGATATTAAATAAATATCCAGAGGTGTTGATTGAAAGATGAATCGTACTAAAGGTTTTAAACAAAGGTTCCAAAAAAACTTTGCAAACTCTAAAGGATTAACATTGGTAGAACTACTTGCTGTCCTTGCAATAATGGGACTTGTCGCTGGTATCGCAATTCCTTCGGTTCATAGCACATTAGCAAAAGCAAAAGTAGATATTTGCGAACTTAACGCAACACAGCTTGAGAAAATGTATGAATCCCATTTAATCGCTAATGATTTGGAGCATACGGATCAACTGTTTGTAACTTTTATGAAGGCAAACCTTGACGACTCTACTGAGGATTATCGTTATTTCGATGGAGAAGTACAGTGTACCATTCACCCAAAGGATAACACTGAAAAAGAGGGCGAAGTTCCTTATTTATAATTATTAATTATCTTATACAGGCTGTCTGACAATTTATTTGTCAGTGACAGCCTGTTGTTTTGTTGTTTTAGTTTTGATTTGGAGGTAGTGGTTTTGGGGGCCTTGCGGCCTTGTGAGTTACTGGAGATTATTGAATGGTGGTGGGGAACTGACTATCGTAATCAGATAAGATGCTGGAAACCTTGCGGTATAAGAGTTTGAGGCGATTTTAGTGAGAATTATAGATTGATTGAATGGTTTATATAATAGGAAGAAACTCGGTTTAGGATGGTTATGAAGTGAATATCTATTTCGTATTTAAGTGTTAGATTGAATAGATATTACGAGGTGGCTATCAGAAGTAGATAACAATTTTAGTGGTTTAGTAGTTAGTTGGAATGGAAAAATAAAAGATTCTAATTAAGTCCTAATCTACTAAAATATTAACTTAACAAGGGAAGGAAGTCTATAAGATGGAGACGACAAAAGTAAAAGAAAGAATATTCCTCTCTTCACCACATATGAGTGATGAAGGTTATGAAATGCAATATATAAAGGAAGCTTTTGATACAAACTGGATTGCACCCCTTGGTGAAAACGTTAATGGATTTGAAAGAGAGCTTGCTGAGAAGGTTGGTTCTAAAGCTGCTGCAGCACTGTCTTCCGGAACAGCTGCTATTCATCTAGCTCTTAAAGCGGCAGGAGTCGGAGAAGGGGATATTGTATTCTGTCCAACACTTACTTTCTCAGCAACTGCAAATCCAATCATTTATCAAAATGCCACTCCAGTTTTTATAGATAGTGACTATGAAACTTGGAATATGAGTCCAAAGGCATTGGAAGAAGCATTTGATAAGTATCCAGAAGTGAAGGCAGTTATTGTGGTTCATTTATATGGCTTATCCGCTGATATGGATAAAATAATGGGTATTTGTAAGAAACATAATGTAGCGGTTATAGAAGATGCTGCTGAGTCTCTGGGTACTTACTATAAAGGTAAGCATACTGGAACTTTCGGTGACTATGGCATCTTCTCTTTTAATGGAAATAAGATTATCACAACTTCTGGTGGTGGGATGCTTGTTTCTAATAATGAAGAACGAATTGCAAAAGCTAGATTCTGGGCAACTCAATCAAGAGATCAAGCTAGGCATTATCAACATAGTGAATTAGGTTTTAATTACCGGATGAGTAATGTGGTTGCTGGGATTGGTAGAGGGCAGCTTAAAGTGTTAGATCAAAGAGTTGCCAAGAAGAACTACATTTTTGAGTTCTATAAAAGAGCACTTGGTGGACTTGAAGGTGTTGAATTCATGCCTAGCAATGAATGGGATGAACCAAATTATTGGTTAAGCTCAATGACTTTGAGTGGTCTGATTAGACCGATTGATGTTATGCAGGCTCTTGAAAAAGAGAATATCGAATCAAGGCCAGTATGGAAGCCAATGCATATGCAGCCATTCTTTGAAAAGTATGATTTTGTTGGTGATGGTGTTTCGGAGAAGTTGTTTGAAAATGGTGTATGTTTGCCGTCTGATACGAAGATGACGGATGGGGACTTAGAAAGAGTTGTGGAGAATATTAAGGGGTTGTGGTTTAAGTAATGAATAATTCCAAAGGTGGTATTTATAGAAGATTCATAAAAAGACCGATGGATTTCATACTATCATTAATCGCGATTATTGTTCTTAGTCCGATACTTCTTGTAGTTGCAATTCTTGTGAGAACAAAATTAGGTAGCCCTGTTCTTTTCAAGCAAAAGAGACCTGGGCTTAACGAGAAAATTTTTATGATGTATAAGTTTAGGACGATGACGGATGAGAGAGACGAAAATGGAAATCTACTTCCTGATAGTGTTAGGTTGACAAAGTTTGGCAGATTGCTACGTTCTACATCTCTTGATGAACTACCGGAGCTTTTTAATATTTTAAAGGGTGATATGTCCATTATTGGCCCTAGACCATTATTGGTGCAGTATTTACCCTTGTATAACAATCATCAAAAACGACGTCATGAAGTCAGACCAGGGCTATCTGGTTTAGCGCAGGTTAGTGGTAGAAATGCGATTAGTTGGGAAGATAAATTTAATCTCGATGTTGAGTATGTGGACAATGTAAGATTCATTGAAGATTGGAAGATAATTTTTTTAACCATTAAAAAGGTTTTCGTTCGAGAGGGTATTAATTCAGAAACTGCTGCTACGATTGAACCTTTTAAGGGAACCAAAAAGGAAAGAATGGAAATATGAAAAACAAACTTTTAATAATTGGTGCCAGTGGCCATGGAAAAGTTGTTGCGGACATTGCATTGAAAATGAATAGATGGCAGAGCATTGCTTTTTTAGACGACAACAAAGGCATCGAAAAATCAATGGGTTTAGAAGTTATTGGGACTTCAGATGATGTTTTTACACATATAGATGAGTACGAAATATTTGTGGGTATTGGTAATAATACTACGAGACAAAGAATTTATGAAATGCTTGAAACATTTGGGGCTAGTATTCCGGTATTAATTCACCCGAATGCAATTATAGGTTCACTAGTAGATATCGGAATTGGGACAGCTGTTATGGCGGGAGCAATTGTTAACTGCTGTTCCAAAATAGGTAGAGGTTGCATTATTAATACCGGTTCTACAATAGATCATGATAATTGTATTGAAGATTTTGTTCATATATCACCGGGAGTTCACCTGGCAGGTACGGTTAAAGTTGGATTAGGATCTTGGTTAGGGATTGGTAGTGTAGTAAGTAATAATATCACTATCACTAACGGATGCAAGGTAGGTGCTGGTTCTGTTGTGGTAAAGGATATAACTGAACCTGGTGTTTATGTTGGTGTTCCAGTTAGGAGAGTATAGGAATATGAAAATACTTGTATTAGCTAATTTTGGTATGGGGTTATATAACTTTAGAAAAGAGTTATTAGAGGAACTAATTAAGCAAGATAATGAAGTTTACATTTCTTTACCTGATGATGAATATGTATCTAAGCTAGAAAAAATAGGATGTAAGTTTATAGATACTCATCTAGAAAGAAGAGGAACAAATCCACTTACAGATCTTAAGTTATTGCTTAACTATGTTGGAATAATAAAACGGATTAAGCCAGATGTTGTTTTAACATACACAATTAAACCTAATGTTTATGGTGGTATAGCGTGCTCAATAACTAAAACTCCATATATTACAAATATAACAGGCCTTGGTACCTCTGTTGAAAATAAGGGTATAATTCAGAAAATCACTTTGATGCTTTATAAGCTAGGATTAAAGAAAGCATCATGTGTGTTTTTTCAAAATAAAACTAATCGAATGTTTTTCAAAGACAATAGAATCGTTGAGAGTAAGACAAGGTTAATTCCGGGATCAGGGGTGAATTTACAACAGCATAGATTTGAAGAATATCCCCTAAGTGATGATAAGATAAGATTCCTTTTTATTGGTCGAATCATGAAAGCAAAGGGAATAGAGGAATTACTAGAAGCAGCAAAATTAGTGAAAGTGAATTATCCTAATGTGAAATTTGATTTAATTGGTGGTACTGAAGAGAATTATAATGAAGAAATAGATAAGCTAGAAAAACAAGAAATTATTAAATATCACGGGCAGCAGGATGACGTACATTCATTTATTAAAAAATCGCATGCAACAATACTTCCGTCTTATCATGAAGGTTTAGCTAATGTACTTCTGGAGTCTGCTTCATCTGGAAGACCGGTGTTGGCTTCAAGAGTACCAGGTTGTATCGAAACTTACGAAGATGGTTTGACTGGCTTTGGTTTTGAGGCTATGAATGTTGATAGCTTAGTTCAAGCAATCATAAAATTTATTAATCTCTCTTACGATGAAAAAAGAGAAATGGGAATAGCTGGACGAAGAAAGATGGAAAATGAATTTGATAGAAATATAGTTATTAATGCGTACTTACAAGAAATAAATCTGATAACAAATAAGGAGAATTTAAATGAATCTATACGAGAAGTTAGTTAACAAAGAAGAGAAGATATCATTAGTTGGATTAGGTTATGTTGGTATGCCGATAGCTGTTGCATTTGCTAAGAAAGTTAATGTAATCGGTTTTGATGTGAATAAGCAAAAAATTGATCTTTATAAAAGTGGTATAGACCCAACAAAAGAGGTAGGAAATGAGGTAATCAAAAACACAACTGTTGAATTTACTTCAGATGAAACAAGCCTTAGAGAAGCAAAATTTCATATTGTTGCTGTTCCAACACCTGTGAAAGATGATCACACACCTGATTTAACACCAGTGGAATCCGCAAGTCGTACTTTAGGTAGAAATTTAACAAAAGGTTCAATAGTTGTCTTTGAATCTACTGTTTATCCGGGTGTAACTGAAGATATTTGCGTTCCAATATTAGAAAAAGAGTCAGGATTAAAATGTGGTGTTGATTTTAAAGTTGGTTATTCACCAGAAAGAATTAATCCTGGTGATAAAATTCACCGACTAGAAACTATTATAAAAGTTGTTGCAGGCCAAGATGAAGAATCTCTAGATACTATTGCAAAAGTATATGAATTAGTTGTTGAAGCTGGTGTGCATAAAGCAGAAAGTATTAAAGTGGCTGAAGCTGCAAAGGTGATTGAGAATTCACAGCGTGATATTAATATTGCTTTCATGAATGAGCTTTCTATCATTTTTAATAAAATGGGAATTGATACAAAAGCAGTACTTGAAGCGGCAGGAACGAAGTGGAACTTCCTTAATTTCTCTCCAGGGTTAGTAGGTGGTCACTGTATAGGGGTTGATCCATACTATCTAACGTACAAAGCAGAGCAAATGGGTTATCATTCTCAAATCATCCTTTCAGGAAGAAAAATTAATGATGATATGGGCAAGTACGTTGCTGAAAGTACAGTAAAGAAAATGATTAAAGCAAATAAACAAATAAATGGTGCGAAAGTAGCTATATTTGGTGTTACGTTCAAAGAAAACTGTCCCGATGTTCGAAATACAAAAGTGGTGGACGTAATTAAAGAATTAGAAGAGTACGGAGTAGATGTCAAAGTTGTAGATCCTCAAGCGGATAAAGAAGATCTATGGCGTGAATATAGAATTAATCTTTTTGAAGTAGAAGATATAAAAGAGATGGATGCAGTAATCTTTGCCGTTCCACATGATGAATTTAAAGCTATTCAATTGGAAGATGTCAAAACGATGTTTGGGATAACTGGATACGTAGATTCAGAAGTTATGAATGAAGTAGCTGCAACGTCTGAGTTAGATATAGATATTTATAGAAAAGATTGTGTACTAATGGATCTCAAAGGAATGTTTAATAGAAAAGAAGCAGAAGATGCTGGATTTGTATATTGGAGGTTGTAAAAATGGGATATGAAAATATAAAGTTTCCAGAAGGTAGTAAATTCCTAGTTACTGGCTCAGCAGGTTTTATTGGTTCTAACTTAGTAGAAGCCATACTTAAATTAGGATATAAAGTTAGGGGACTTGATAATTTTTCAACTGGGAAAAAGGAAAATGTAGAAGAGTTTTTAAACAATCCTAATTACGAATTTATCGAAGGAGATATTCGTGATCTTGACACATGTATGAAAGCTTGTGATGGAATCGATTATGTTTTGAACCAAGCTGCATGGGGGAGCGTTCCAAGAAGTATTGAGATGCCTTTGTTTTATGAAGAAGTAAATATAAAAGGTACCTTAAATATGATGGAAGCAGCAAGGCAAACTGGTGTAAAGAAATTTGTCTACGCTTCAAGTTCATCAGTGTATGGAGACGAGCCAAATCTGCCCAAAAAAGAAGGGAGAGAAGGCAACGTATTATCACCTTATGCACTTACTAAAAAAGTAGATGAAGAATATGGAAAACTTTACACAAAAATGTACGGCCTCGACACTTATGGCATGCGTTATTTTAATGTGTTTGGTAGAAGACAAGATCCTAATGGTGCCTATGCAGCTGTTATCCCGAAATTTATTAAACAACTGTTGAATGATGAACCCCCAACCATTAATGGTGATGGAAAGCAGAGCAGAGATTTTACTTACATCGAGAATGTAATCGAGGCCAACTTGAAAGCTTGTAATGCATCCCATGAAGCAGCAGGACAGGCCTATAATATTGCTTATGGGGGAAGAGAGTTTTTGATAGATATCTATACCCATTTGTTGAATGCATTAGGAAAAGATATTCAGCCGATTTTTGGACCTGATCGTAAGGGTGATATTAAGCATAGTAATGCTGATATTAGTAAAGCGAAAGAAATGTTAGATTATAATCCAGATTGGAGCTTTGAAAGAGGAATTGAGGCAGCAATTGAGTGGTATAAGAAAAATTTATAGATAACTTAATAGTATGGAATAAGCTGTTAAAAGCAAACGAATAGCTTACTATGATTTTTTAGGAGAGGTTTTACTATTAAAATGAATAAAATGGCTATAATAATTCCGGTATATAATTCAGAAAATCATATTTCAAAATGTCTAGATAGTGTTATTAAACAAAATTTATACGATATTGAAATAATTGTAATTGATGATGGTTCTACAGATAACAGTGCAGAAATTATTAAATCTTATCAAAAAACGGATAATAGAATAAAGTATTTCTATCAGGAAAATGCTGGCCCAGGGATTGCAAGAAATACTGGGCTGACGCATTGTACAGCAGAATATATTGCTTTTATTGATTCAGATGATTGGGTTGAAAAAGATTTCTGCTCGAAAATTTACCAAGAAGCCAAAGGTAAAAATGCTGATATTGTGTATTTTAATTACTTCGAGGAATCAGAAAAGGGAAATATAATAGGAATTAAAGATATTTCCAAATTTAAAACCTATGATAAAAGAACTTTATTAAAATATCAAGTCACTGGAAAAATGCCTTGGGGTGCTAGGAGTAGGGTTATTAAACGAAGTATTATTACTAATAACTCTATAATATTCTCTTCTCAAAGAAATGCAGAAGAATTGATTTTTAGTTTTAAATCCTTATATTATTCTCAAAATGTAATCTTTTTGTCCGAACCATTGTATCATTATTTGATTCGCAAAAACTCACAGTCACGTCATTCTGATGCATCTTATGTACTTAAGGAAGTTTATAAGAATATTAAAGAAGAACTTAAAAAAATGGGAATAGAAAAACAGTTTACTAAATCCCTAAATGGCTTACTTATATCATCTTATGCAATTAGGATGTACTCCTTTACACAAAATAATAATATTATTGAAACTTATAAGAATTCTTTAAAGGCATATAAAGAATATAGTACACAGTTTTCAGATCTTCAATATGATGAGGATTGTGTTGATAGGCGAGTTAAAATAATAGCAAATTGGTTTTGTAAAGGAAGAATCTTGCCCATTCTTATATTAGGTTATGGCTATCGAGTACTTAGTACTTTAAAAGGTAGGGCTTGATTTTTTAATCGGATTTTTGTCTAACATTGTTCGAATTAAATAAAGAAAGGGTAAGATATATGGATTTATGTTATATCATTGATAAAGGTTTTACGAAACATAAAAACAAGTTTTATTGTAATGCAATAGATCTAAAATTGCTTATGAGATTCAAAGAATATTTTGATAATATTATTGTTATAGGAAGAGAAAGTGAATATACTAATTCTTTTAAAGAAGTAGATATCCCAGGAGTATATGTGAAGCTAACTCCTACACTCTTCTCTCCAAAGAATATTTTACGAAATTATGGTGAAATAAATAAAACTCTATTAGATGGAATCCAGAAGTGCGATGTAGTTATGTATAAAGGGATAAATGGCTATTTTGCCAATAAAATGGCAAAAAGGCTTAATAAGATCAGTGTTGGATATATTGGTGGCAGTACGTATGATACTCTTGTAAATATTGGGAGCCCTCTAAAAAAAGGATTTGCGTGGGTTCCAGATTTAATGATTAAGAAATCGGTTAAAAATTCAGATTTTGTACAGTATGTTACAAATTATTTACTAGAAAGATATCCTACTAATGGCGAGTATATCATTTGTTCAAGTGTTTTGGCTCCATCAATAAATGATGAAATAAGATTAAAGAGAATGGAAAAAATAAACAACAATAATAATCTAATTAATCTTGGTTTGATTGGTTATGTTGAAAATAACATTAAAGGTATAGATACAGCTATTAAAGCACTTAAGTACTTGGATAATAATTATCAATTGAAAGTACTTGGAAGAGGAGATTATGAATGGCTTTTAAATATTGCAAAGGAGCTGGGTGTAGAGGATAGAGTTGAGTTTTGCGGTACATTACCTGGTGGTAAAGATGTTTGGAATTGGTTAGATGATATTGATATTTATATTCAACCCAGTATTACTGAGGGATTACCGCGTGCTACCGTTGAAGCAATGGGGAGAGGATGTCCAGTAATAGCTGCAGATACTGGTGGTTTAAAGGATCTCATTGATTCGAAATGGAGACATAAGCCTAAAGATTACAAGGCATTAGCAAAACTTATTTTAGAGTTAAGTTCGAGTGAGGAAAAAATGGTGATTTCTTCAAACGAAAATATGGATATGGCCTCAAACTTTGACGAGAGAATAATTAAAGAAAAATATGATGAATTTTTTAATAGAATTATTTTAAATACAAAATAGGCTAATAATTTCAAGACAGCTTTATGAAAAGATATATAAGTTTTCCAAAGTATATGGATTTTATTGTTTTGTATTAATAAAAAGATTATATCTTATCAGTATTTTTAGGATTTAGGTTGCTTTAAAGAAAGGCGAAAATTATGATTATCGTAATAAAATTAATAACTTTTTTAATTGGTAGTTTTCTTCTTTTTAATATAGTAAAGGCATTTTTTTTGAAAGATAACTACAACACAATTATATATCCTACAGTAGTTTTTTACTTTTTTTGCTACTTACCATTATTTTATGATCTTGTAATTGGAAGACCAGATTATGATTTGAAATTTTCAGGGTTTATCGTAAGTTTCAATAATACAGTTGTAGAAATTATATACTGTTTTGTTCTTATTTATATAATGTTATTATTTCGTTCTTTCCAAAAAAGACACTTTTATAGGAAAAAGTTAGAGTTCAATTCTACTTCTTCTAATTGGTTTTTTATCTTAGGAATTTTAGGAATGACATTATATGTTTTACCACTTTTATTTAACCCGCATATATTTTCAGTTATTCTAAATTATGATATATGGTATTATGCAGATGAAACTTTTAGTCAAATTAAATCATTTAGTTTTTTCTTCATATTCATTTCTTTATTTTTGTTAATTATTGAAGAAAACAGAAAAATCTTTTGGCTGAAATTAATTATATTAATTCCATATATATATTTAGGTTTTCTTATGAACGGGAAAAGAAACATAGTGTTTATATTCTTTGTTGGATTAATTTACATTATTTTAACAAATAGAATAATAAGAAATAAAATGATATACATTTTTATAATTCCCATAATATTATTCTCATTACTTTCTTATTCTTCATGGTACCAGGACGATTTCAATCGAGGGGGAGGGGACTCGTTTCAGGAGGAATATACAGATTTTAGAGTGAATTTTGGTAGAGATAATACAATGAAAATGGTTATTTATTCGGAGTTATTCGATAATAATAAGATATTAGATTATAAAGGACAAAGTATGCTTTTTTATCCAACTGCTTTCATACCGAGAGACCTTTGGGAGGATAAACCATTACCGTTCTCTCAATATTTAACAAGTTATTTATTAGGATATCAAGATGGAAGGTTATTAGGATGGTCAATGACAACAAACGTTATCGATGAATTTCTTGCTAATTGTGGTATCTTTATTGGAGCACTCCTTTCCCCTTTCTTTTATATTTTCTTATGTAAACTGGGAATGCGATACTCCAAGGGTATACTAGGAAATTTGGTTTTAGTTCTTTCAATCTTCTTGTCAATAATTCTCATGGCTGTTCAGATGTCAGCATTTGTAACTGCATTGTATTTATTAATTCTTTGTATAGTTATATATAAATTCTCTAGTAGATTTACTTTAAAAATAAAAAGATAGCTTATCTTTTTTTAGATTGGATTGTGAAATGAAAATCATGTCTAAGACCGAAAAACTGACGTTAAAGAGGAATTTTTCATGGAATTTTGTAGGAAGTTTAATATATTCCTTGAGCCAATTTTTAGTCATTATAATAATAAATAAATTTGGGAATGTCGAATTAGTGGGCTTATATACGCTAGGTTTATCAGTAACTGCTCCGATTATAATGTTGACAAATCTACAATTACGCCAAGTACAAGCCACTGATACAAATGGTGAATATCAGTTTAATGATTATTTTGGTATACGTATTCTCATGGGTTTTGTTGCTTTGTTAATAACATTAATCGTTACACTAATATTTGATTATGAATTAAGTATAACTTTAGTTATATTGGTTGTGAGTCTCATTAAAGTTGTCGATTCTTATAGTGAAGTAATTTATGGACATTTACAACAGAATGAAAGAATGGATTATATCGGAGTTTCAAGAATACTCAAAGGGGTTCTAAATGTTTCGGTCTTTTTTATTGTGTTGCAATTAAAAGGAAGCTTAACTTTAACCTTAATACTAATAACAGTTGGTTTGTTTCTTAGTTTTTTGATTTATGATGTCAGGAAGGTTAGATATTTTACTAATAAACTAACTCCTTCTTTTAAAATTACTAAAATGAAAGGTATAATTACATTAACATTCCCTCTAGGTTTGATGTTAATGTTGGGTTCATTAAATACGAATATTCCAAGAGTTCTTATACACAGATTTATGGGCACTGACTCTCTTGGATATTTTGCTAGTATTGCTTACCTTATGGTCGCCGGAAATTTATTTATAAGTTCTTTGGGACAGGCAGTAGCACCACGCTTAGCAAAGTTATATGCATCTGGGGAAAGCTCAAAATTTAATTTGCTATTGTTGAAAATGGCTGGGTTAGGTGCATTAATTGGATTAATGGGTGTTTTAGTAGCCACTATTTTAGGAGAACAAATTTTAACAATTATATATAGTAGTGATTATGCTAAATACAATTATTTATTAATATTAGTAATGTTTGCGAGTGTATTTTCTTATTCGGCATCTTTTTTGGGTTATGGATTGACTGCCATGAGGAAATTTAATATCCAACCTATTCTTGGTGTTATTTGGAGTGGGGTTAGTTTGGTAACTTCAATTATACTTATCCCCTATCTAGGTTTAAAAGGCGCCGGATATACATTGCTAATTAGTTCAATTATACAATTATTAACAATTCATATAACAATATGGTTTGGTTTGAACGAAAAGAAACAATGATTGCTACATTTATTTAATATGAAAGAGTTTTAGAAATCACCAAATTGGAGTAGGTTTATTATATTATGAAAATGTTAATGAAATATTCTCAACAAAAGGATTGTGAAAACTATGGGGAATCCAATTAGTGTTTTACATGTAATTGCGGGAATGAATCGTGGTGGAGCTGAAACTTTATTAATGAATATTTTTCGGAAAGTTGATAAAGAAAAATTTAAGTTTAGTTTTCTAGTTCATTCTGGCACGGAGGGCCACTTTGATAAAGAAATTTTAGAATTGGGTGGCACTATTTTTAGAGCTGAAAATCCTAAAAAAAATTTAAAAAAATACAAAGAAGAATTAAGAAGTATTTTGGAGAACAAGGGAATAGATGTTGTGCATAGTCACCTGTATAGCTTTAGTGGATATATTTTGAAAGTTGCCAACGATGCAAATGTCCCTGTTAGAATAGCACATAGTCACAATATTCAAGACGGATATTCAAAAGGTATTTGGAGGACACTATATAGAAATTATATGCGTTCTCTAATTAAAAAAAATAGTACAGATTTTCTTGCATGTTCTAAAGAGGCATGTATTTCTTTGTTTGGTAAATCACCTGAACAGAATTCAAGGATTAAGATTATCAAAAATGGAATAGATATATCCCTATTCCAATTAATTGATAGGGAAAACTTTAGAAGAGATGTTATCTCTGAATTAGAGTTAAATGAAGGATCAACTATGATTGGTCATGTAGGTAGTTTTACCAAACAAAAAAATCACAAGCAGATTTTGGATATTTTTCAAGAATATCTTGAAAAAGACCCTAACTCATATTTAATATTGGTGGGAGATGGTCCTCTAAAAGGAGAAATCATAAATAAAGTATCGAAAGAGAATTTAACAAATAATGTTATTTTCTTAGGGATCCGTGAGGATATACCTAGATTAATGGCTGCTTTTGATCTGTTTTTATTTCCATCTCTTTTTGAGGGCTTAGGTATAGTATTGATAGAAGCTCAAGCTGCGGGGACTCAATGTGTTGTATCTGATAAAGTTCCTACTGAAGCAGATCTAAATATAGATTTATTAAATTTTATGAGTTTAGACTCAACTTCGAAAGAATGGTCAGAAAGATTATTTGAACTTAAACACAAGAAATCATTAGATCGAAATGTTATTATGAACGCTATTAATCAAGAAAAATACAATATTGATTTTACAGTTAATGAGTTATGTAAAATATATAGTCAATTTATTGGCTAGTTTTTTAGTTTAAATAACAGAAAGAAATAATAACAATATTATACTATAATAGCTTTGTATAAAGATTGAATTATAATTTGTAATATTAATCTTTTTATTTCGTATTTGCACATTGTGATATTAAATATAAAAATTTACCACAAACACTCCCAAAAGCTTGTTATTATTTCATATAATAGATTTAAGAGTCACTGTTTTAAAAACAGTAATTTTTGTTGCTATGCGGATGTCTCAAAAGCAAAGCGAGAACTAGGTTGGACAGCAAAACGTGATATTATCGCCATGTGCCGAGATGCTTGGCGATTTGAGAAGAATTATAAGGAATAGGAAATTTACCCGCTGAGCCAAAATGGCTGGGCGGGTTTATTTTTTATGCATTTAAATTATTTTTCGTTAATATTTGTTCATCTATAATTTTGCCCTCTTCTAAATCAATAAGCATAGTTGTGATGTTTAGTCTTAACAGTCTTGGGGGGTATTTAAGAATAATCCCATATATTTTTTCATTACTAACTGCTATTGTGAATTTTGTAATATCATCTCTATCGTATATAGCTAGCCTGCCATATGTACGTGATATAATATCTTTTGCTCGCATATCATCTCTGAAATGCTTGTCATCGTCTTCTCGAGTACGAAAGTACCTAAAATCAATATGCCATTCTTCTTTCCCTTTTTTAGCCACTATGTCTCCTATAGAAGGACCTCTCCTTGTCCGTTCAACTCCCCAACCGTCTATAATTAACTTAGGTGTAACAACTTCAATAAACCTTTCTTCCGCTTCTCTATGTTCAATCATAAAACTAGCATTTGAACTGATATATCCTGCTTTATCCATAAGTTCTTCATAAGAAGTTTCTAAGACTGGAGCAATGGCTCTTAATACGTCGGGTGAGATTTTTTGCCTTTCGCCAGTTTCGATTCTGCTAATTTCCGCATTACTTACTCCTGACTTTTCAGCAAGCTCTCTTTGAGAAATTGACTTGTCTTTTCTTAACTGTTTTAAATACTCACCAAAGCTCATAATAACCCTCCATTTCAATTTCATTATACATAAAATGCTACCAAATGGCAACACTTATTCACGATATCGATTGACGTATGGTAAAACGCGGTGTTAGAATTGGTCTATGTTACCAAATGTAAATCAAAAAGAGGTGATACAACCATGCGACTTAATGTTGAGTATCTTCAAGAGATCCTGAAGCAAAAACAGTGGTCTGAGCGGCAATTCGCTTTAAAAACGGGCTTATCTCCTGCAACTGTTTCACGTATACTAAGTAAAAAAAGAGGTGCAGGAGCAAAGGCGATTGGTGCAATTCGCAAAGCTTTGCCTGAGGAATCACTGGAAAAGTTATTTTTTTTGGATTAAGTGTTACCGAATGTAACAATTTATAGTCAATAAAATGTTACTTGTATTATATAGTCAATAACACAAAAGGTGGTTTTAACAATGAAAATTGAAATTGATGTTAAGGGTTTAGATGTTGTTGTAGCTGCTTTCAATAATCTTGCAAATGTATTGAGTGCTACAAGTCTACCAACAGAAATTAATTTTGTGAAGGAAGTAGCCCCTGCCAAACAAGATGAAAAGGAAAACGCCAAGCCTAAGGTAACCAAAAACGTTACCACTCTGGAAAAGGTTAGAGCAAAACTCGCCGCATTATCACAAGAAGGCAAACAAGCCCAAGTGAAGGCCCTTATCACGGAATTTGGTGCGAAAAAACTTAGTGATATCCCTGCTGGAAAATATGCGGAATTACTCAAGAAAGCAGAGGAACTGTAATGGCACAGCACGCATTACTTTCCGCATCTGGTGCACATAGGTGGATGGTTTGTACCAAGTCTTCGAGATTGGAGGAGTCTATGGAAGAGGAAACATCAGTCTATGCCGAGGAAGGAACCCTTGCCCACGAGCTAGCAGAACTTAAGATTGCAATGGAAGTAGGGCTCATTTCAAAGCAAAAGTACGCTAGGAAGTTAAAACAGATTCGCTCTGATCCACTTTATACGGAAGAAATGGACAAGGCAACAGACTCACATAAAGATTTTTGCATTGAGCGGTTTAATGAAGCGAAAGCAGTCACAAAGGATGCAGTGATTATGCTCGAGCAACGATTGGACTACAGCCCTTGGGTCAAAGAGGGTTTTGGTACATCTGATACGACAATTATCAGTGAGAATACGTTAGAAATTATCGATCTTAAATATGGAAAAGGAATTGCGGTCAGTGCGTATGAGAATACACAAATGAAGCTTTACGCACTTGGGGCTATCAATCAGTTTGGTTTCTTATATGACCTCGAAACAATTCAAATGACTATTAGCCAGCCAAGACTGGATAGTATTTCTTCTTTTGAGATGTCGGTAGATGATCTTCTTACTTGGGCAGAAACTGATGTTCAACCAAGAGCTGAATTAGCATTTGCTGGATTGGGGAGCTTTGTTGCTGGATCCCACTGTAGATGGTGCAAGGCGAAGGCGACTTGCAGAGCGAGAACGGAAGAAAATATGAAACTAGCTATTTTGGATTTTCAGCAACCGCCGCTACTGGCAGATGAGGAAGTGGTGGAAGTGCTCGCTTCGATTGATGAACTGATCAGTTGGGCAAAGGATGTTCAGGAATTTGCTTTAGCTAAGGCTATGGATGAAAACAAGCAGTGGCCAGGCATGAAACTTGTGGAAGGTAGAGGCAGCCGCAAATACACAGATGAAAATGCAATAGTTGAGGCACTCACAACTGCAGGATATGACAGTGATGTGATTTATAAGAAATCACTTAATACGATTACGACACTTGAAAAAGAACTCGGCAAAAAAGCCTTTGAAGAGTTGCTTGGCTCATTGGTTACCAGGGCGCCGGGCAAGGTAAAGCTCGTGCCAGAAGAGGACAAGCGGCCAGAAATAAAAGCTTCACCCGAAGTAGACTTTCAATAATGAGGAGGAAATAAATTATGGTAAAAATTACGATTGGAACAAAGGAAAACCCGGTACGTTTCAGTTATGCAAATGTGCACCAAGCGGTAAGTGTGAATGGTAGTGATCCAAAGTATTCTGTGAGTATTATTATCCCGAAAACGGACAAAAAGGCCATTAAGAAAGTCAATGATGCCATTCAAAAAGCAAAACAAGAAAATAAGGATAAGTTTGGTGGAAAAGCGCCGTCGAATTTGAAAAGCCCATTGCGGGATGGAGATGTGGACCGTGAAGATGATGAGGCTTATGCGGATTCCTATTTCATTAATGCAAACAGCAAGATTAAACCAGGCATTGTGGATGCAGACTTAAATCCAATCATGGATCAAAGCGAGTTTTACTCAGGGTGTTATGGGAGAGTCAGTTTGACTTTTTACGCTTACAACGTAAATGGAAATAAGGGAATTGCAGCAGGGCTTCAAAACATTATGAAGACTGCTGATGGAGATCCACTAGGTGGCAGAAGTAGTGCTGAAGCTGATTTTTCTGATGATAGTGACGATGATGATGACGATCTCTTAGGTTGATGTATATGAATCTATTATCCATTGACATAGAAACTTACAGTAGTGTAGACCTCATTAAATCTGGGGTCTACGCCTACTGTGAATCAGCTGATTTTGAAATTCTCCTCTTTGCTTTCGCTGTTGATGATCAAGAAGTGAAAATTGTCGATTTAGCTTCTGGCGAGAAGATACCAGATGACATTGTAAGTGCAATGGTGGACCCAGCAGTGATAAAGACAGCTTACAATGCCAATTTTGAACGAACGTGTTTGGCTAAGCACTTTCAACAGCCGATGCCGCCGGACCAATGGAGGTGTTCATCGGTTCATGCTTTAATGCTTGGTTTACCTGGATATCTCGATGGAGTGGCGAAATGCCTCAAGTTGAAGGAACAGAAAATGAAGGAAGGGAAAGCCTTAATTCGATACTTTTCTGTTCCTTGTAAACCTACAAAAGTGAATGGGGGAAGAACCCGCAATCTTCCAGAGCATGACTTGGATAAGTGGACTACTTTTAAGGATTACTGCAAACAAGATGTTGAGGTCGAAAGACAAATCCGAAAGAAGCTAGAGGCTTTTCCCATTCCGAAAGTTGAACAGAAGCTTTGGGAATTGGATCAGAAAATAAATGACGAAGGTGTTCTCATCGACAAGAGCCTAGTCATAAATGCCATTCAGGCAGATAAATCTTTCCAGAATGAGCTCCTTAAAGAAGCGGTGTGTTTAACAGGGGTAGAAAATCCAAATAGTCCAGCACAGTTAAAAGGTTGGTTGCTTAAGCAAGGTATAGAAGTTGATAGCCTTGCGAAGAAAAATGTAGAAGCACTGATGGGTGAAGTGGCAAATCTTGAAGTTAAACGGCTGTTGGAATTAAGACAGGCAATGTCAAAAACATCAGTGAAAAAGTATGAAGCAATGGATCGGTCTATCTGTACTGACCAAAGAATTAGGGGTTTGTTGAAATTCTACGGGGCAAACCGTACAGGCCGCTGGGCGGGTAGACTTGTTCAAATTCATAACCTACCAAGAAACAGTTTGAAAGATTTACAGATTGCAAGGGATCTTTTGAAGTCAGGGAACTATGAAGCTTTGGAACTTCTTTTTGATAGTGTGTCAGACGTATTATCTCAATTAATTCGAACGGCGTTTATTCCTTCACAGGGCAACCGTTTTATTGTAGCTGACTTTTCAGCAATTGAAGCAAGAGTAATTGCGTGGCTTGGGGGAGAGCATTGGCGAATGGATGTGTTCCAATCTCATAGGAAGATTTATGAAGCTTCTGCTGCACAAATGTTCAAGGTACCCATTGAAACGATTGATAAGGGTAGTCCGCTAAGGCAGAAAGGAAAAATTGCTGAACTGGCTCTTGGTTATGGCGGTTCTAAAGGGGCGTTGATGCAGATGGGGGCTTTAGAAATGGGTTTGACCGAGGATGAACTTCCGGAGTTAGTTTCCGCTTGGCGAGAGGCTAATCCGAATATCGTGAAACTTTGGTGGGGAATCGAAGCGGCAGCTATCAAAGCAGTAAAAGAAAAAGCGGTGGTGAAAATGCAGTATGGACTTACCTTTCATTACACCAAAGGCATTCTATTTATTACACTGCCATCTGGTCGTTCCCTTGCTTATGTTAGGCCAAGAATCGGGATAGATGAGCGTTTTGGAAAGGAACAACTCACGTATGAAGGAACGGAGCAAGGCTCCAAGCAGTGGGGCAGGATTCCTACTTACGGTGGCAAACTAACGGAGAATATTATTCAAGCCATTGCTAGGGATTGTCTTGCTGTTGCTATGCTGAGGTTGGATGAAGGGGGATATCGGATTAACTTTCATGTTCATGATGAAGTTATCCTTGATGTTCCTGTCGGAACGGGATCAATGGAAGAAGTAGAAAACATAATGGGTCAACCGATTGATTGGGCTCCGGGACTTCCTCTAGGAGCAGATAGCTTTGAAACCTATTATTACAAAAAAGATTAAATCGAATAGGAGGATAACAAAGATGAATAGTTTACGAGTGTTCAGTTCTTCAGAATTTGGTCAGTTAGAAGTAATGGTGATTGATGGGAAAGAATACTTTCCTGCAACAGATGTGGCAAAAATGCTCTCCTATAGTAATCCTCATCAGGCCATCATCAAAAACTGCCGGTACCTAACAAAAAGAGAGGTACCTCATCCACAGAGTGAAGGGAAAACAATCGAAAAGAATTTTATTCCTGAAGGTGATGTTTACCGTTTAATCATCGGTGCTGCATCCCAAGGGAAAAATAAAGAAGTAAAGAAAAAAGCGGAGCAATTCGAACATTGGATTTTCGATGAAGTGCTACCGGATATCAGAAAACATGGGTTGTATGCTTCAGAGTCACTTCTGAATGACATTCTTAAAAATCCCGAATTGGGGATTAAGCTCTTTACTGAGTATAAAGAGGCCAAAGAAAAAGCAAAAATGCTTGAACTGGAAAATGCTCAAAACAAACAGATCATCGGAGAGCTGAAACCGAAAGCTTCCTATTATGATTTGGTTCTTCAAAATAAATCTGTTGTACCGATTAGCCTTATTGCGAAGGATTACGGATTATCCGCTAGAAAACTGAACGCCACCCTTCATGAGCTAGGTGTGCAATACAAAATGGGAAAAACGTGGCTTCTCTATCAAAAATATGCGGAAATGGGCTATACCCAATCAAAAACTCATGCCATTGATGCAGATAGAAGTGTGATGCATACGTATTGGACGCAAAAGGGTCGATTATTTCTTTACGAGCTACTTAAGAGAGAAAAAGGATTAGTACCGTTGATTGAGCGCTCTACTAAATCGGCATAGTTGGGAAGTGTCTAACGTGGCTGATATAGACACAGTGAAATTCCTAGTGGAATTAAGGCAGTTTAAAAGTGTAATACCGAAACAGGCAATGAAAACATTGAAAGGTCAGGCCCTTTCCGGTGATTTGGAAGGAGCAAAAAAAGGCCTAGGTACTGTGTTACGTAGGAGGGCTGGTAGATGTGAAAGGGCTCAGTGAACAAAAAAGTCATAGTATAAAACATGATGGAAATCTCACGATTGCGACCGGAAGAAACAGAAAAGAATTGAATTGGAAAAACCGTGAAATGCTCTGGTCTGAGGTTATTCAGAAGTTAAGTACTACTGTTAGAACACACGAAACGTATGAGGAATATAAAAAGCTTTCCAAAATAAAACAAGATGAGATTAAAGACGTTGGTGGATTTGTCGGTGGTACCTTAAAGGGTGGCAGAAGAAAACATGACAGTGTGGTTTGGCGGCAGATTGTTTCTCTTGATGCTGACTTTGTGAAAGGGGATTTATGGGCATCTGTTGAGACCATGTTTGGCTACGGGTGCGCCATATACTCTACTCATAAACATCACCCGAAGAATCCAAGGTTAAGGCTAGTCATTCCCCTATCAAGGCCAGTTACCGCCGATGAATATGTACCAATTGCAAGAAGGATAGCCGCTGACCTTGGAATTGACTTTTTCGATGATACCACCTATCAAGTACACCGGCTGATGTATTGGCCATCGACATCATCGGATGGGGAATTTGTCTTTAAAGTGTTGGACGAGCCATGGATCGATCCAGATGCTGTTTTGGCGAGATATCCAGATTGGAGAGATTCTTCTTACTGGCCCGAAAGCTCAAGAACTGTTCACGAGCGAAAGAGGCTCGCTGATAAGCAAGGTGATCCCAAATCCAAAGAAGGTGTTGTCGGTGCTTTTTGCCGGACTTACACTGTCACCGATGTGATTGAGAAATATTTAAGTGATATTTACGTTCCTTGCGAGGATCCAAACCGATATACGTATTCAGCTGGTTCCACAGCTGGTGGGTTGGTGATATACGAAAATGGTGACTTTGCATACTCTCATCATTCTACTGACCCTATTGGTGGAAGGCTTGTTAACGCATTTGATTTAGTTCGCATGCATTTATTTGGTGACTTAGATGAGGCAGTAAAAGAAGGAGCACCAATCAATCGATTGCCTTCGTATAAGGCGATGGTGGAAGAAGCGTTGAAGGACAAGCAGGTGAAACTGACATTAGGTAAAGAGCAGTTGAGCCTTGCTGCAGGAGATTTTGAAGATGAGGATATGGAATGGCTGACAGAACTGACAAGAGATCAAAAAGGAAATATTGTCTCTAGTGCTCCGAATGTCATTCTTATTCTTGAACACGACCCAGCCTTAAAGGAACGAATTGCAATGAACGACTTTGTCCATCGGGTGGTCATTAAAGATGATTTGCCTTGGCGGGGTGTCGAACGGGGTGAATATTGGTCCGATAGCGATGATGCCAGTTTGCGAAATTACCTTTACTCTATTTACGGCATCAAAGGAGCGGGTGTTATTGCAGATGCTTGGAGTGAAGTAGCGGTGAAGTATGCCTTTCATCCGATTAAGGACTATTTAGACGGACTCGTTTGGGATGGCGAGGAGCGGATTGAAACCTTACTGGTAGATTATCTTGGTGCTGATGATAATGAGTGCGTCCGAACATTTACTCGAAAAATTATGCTTGCAGCAGTAACAAGGATTTATAGGCCGGGTGCCAAGTTTGATTACTGTGTTGTCCTTGTTGGTCCTCAAGGTGTGGGGAAGAGTCACATTATTAAGCTTATAGGTAAGGAATGGCACTCGGATTCCTTGATTACTGTAAAGGGCAAAGAAGCCTATGAACAGCTTCAGGGTGCATGGATTTTAGAAATGGCCGAGCTGACGGCAACGAAGAAAGCTGACACGGAAGCAGTAAAGCATTTTATTTCTAAGTCCGAGGATACCTTTCGAGTCGCTTATGGCAGGCACAATGAAACGTTCAAGCGGCAGTGCGTTTTTTTCGGAACCACCAATGATTATGATTTTTTAAATGATCCAACGGGAAATCGTCGCTTTTTACCCATAACGGTTAATGGTGGTGGTAGGAAAAACATGTGGGATGATTTAACGGAAGAGGAAGTTGATCAGATTTGGGCGGAGGCAAAGGTACTGTATGAAAAGGGAGAGACCTTAGCTTTAAGTAAAGAAATTGAAGAAAAGGCCTATGAACTTCAAGCTGCACATACTCAGGAAAATCCGATTGCAGAAAGCATTCGAACTTATCTAGAAACAATGGTGCCAACGAACTGGTATGAACTAGACATTGGTTCAAGAAGAGCTTATTTGCATATGGACCAGCAGGGTGATGAATCAGGTAAGAAAATGAAGCTAACTAAGGTGTGTGCTCAAATGGTTTGGGAAGAACTTTTCCAAAAGGATGTATCCATCATGACCAGATATGATGCCAAAGAAATTAATATGATCATCCAACATACACCCGGCTGGAAAAGGGTTAGTACGATTCGTTTCGACAATAGTTATGGAACACAACGGGGATTTCGAAGAGAAGAATTGTAAACACGTAAACTTTGAAATCATTTTATTGTTTACAACCAACTCCTTATATCCTCTATCTATATACTTTGTAAACATGATAAACAACTATATCTATATAAAAAGAAATAGAGAATAACATATATAACCTATACACCCTAATAGCCATATATGTATAGATTAACTATTTTTATGTTTACTTGTTTACGAGAAGGTTGAAATCCTTATGAATACTGAGTTTTGACTGTAAACATTTATTTTAGGGGTGACCGATAGATGAATGAAGTTAGTATCGAAAGAAGGCTGAAAAAGAAAGTGAACGAACAAGGTGGGTTAGCATTGAAACTTGTGTCGCCCGGTTTTGCAGGTGTGCCCGATCGGTTGGTGCTCTTTAATGGTTCAAAGGTTGCTTTTGTGGAATTAAAGGCACCGGCTAAGAAGCTACGTGCCTTGCAACAAAAAAGGAAAAAGCAGCTGGAAGCCTTAGGGTTTAAAGTTTTTAAGATTGATAGCTACGAGGCGGTCGATCGAATGCTAGAGGAGATGGTCCTTTGATATATAAACCGTATCATTATCAGTCTTATGCCACCCAATGGATTATCGATAAAAAGAAATCAGCTCTTTTCCTTGAGATGGGAATGGGAAAATCAGTGTCAACACTGACTGCGATTTTGGAACTGATGTATGACTACTTTGATGTGGCAAAGGTTCTAGTCATTGCGCCGCTTCGAGTAGCCAGTACAACTTGGGAGGAAGAAGTGGAGAAATGGGATCACTTGAAGGACCTCCGAATTTCAAAAGTACTTGGCGGTGAAAAACAAAGAGTAGCTGCTTTATATAAAAAAGCTGACATCTACATCATCAATCGAGAAAATGTCACTTGGCTAGTGAATTGGTTTGATGCCGATTGGCCATTTGACATGGTGGTCATTGATGAATTATCCAGCTTTAAATCTTCAAAAGCCCAACGGTTCAAATCGTTAAAAAAGGTGAGGCCTTTTATTAAACGATTGGTTGGATTAACAGGAACTCCGGCACCAAACGGTTTGATTGATTTGTGGCCACAGATTTATTTGCTAGATGGTGGTGAGCGATTGGGGAAAACAGTCACTGGTTACCGAGAGAAATTCTTTCTTCCGGATAAGCGAAATCAAATGATAGTCTACACTTGGAAGTTAAAAGATGGAGCGGAAGATACCATTTATGAAAGGCTCTCTGATATCTGCGTGAGCATGAAAGCTAAGGATTATCTCGAGTTGCCTGAACGAATGGACAATGTAATACCCGTTGAATTGCCGAAAAAGGCGAAAGAACAGTATGACCGATTAGAAAAGGAATTGATTTTATCGATTGAAGATGCGGATGTGTTAGCTGGATCCGCCGCAGTCCTGGCCAATAAATTATTATAAGTGGCCAATGGTGCTGTGTACGATGAAGAAGGTGAAGTGAAGCATATCCATGACGAAAAGTTAAAAGCATTGGATGAATTGATAGAAGCGGCAAGTGGAAAACCCATGCTTGTGTTTTATGGCTACCAACACGACAAGGACAGGCTTTTATATCATTTAAAGAAACTAAAGCCAAGGCTCCTTCAATCAGACAAAGACATTAAGGATTGGAATCAAGGGAAAGTTCAGGTTCTTCTAGCCCACCCGGCATCAGCTGGTCATGGACTGAACCTTCAAACAGGTGGTAATATTATCATTTGGTTTGGGCTAACTTGGAGCCTCGAACTCTATCAACAAGCCAATGCAAGACTTTGGCGGCAAGGTCAAAAACAAACGGTTGTCATTCATCACATCATTGCGAAAGACACCATTGATGAACGAGTGATGAAAGCATTAGAAGATAAAGATGTGAGCCAAGCTGCACTGATTGAAGCAGTCAAGGCAAGAATGAACCAATACAAAGAGGGTTTGCCACATGGATTGTAAAGACGGGAGGAATTGCCGGTGAACGCAAAAGAATATTTATCCCAGGCTCTTCAGCTTGATCAAAGAATAAACAGTAAACTTGTACAAGTTTCGATGTTACGAGACCTTGCTTTAAAAACAACATCCGTCCTTCAGGATGACAAAGTCCAAAGTACGAAACAACAATCACCGATGGAAAGTGCTCTCGTTAAGTTAATGAGCCTTGAGGAGGAAATCAATGACGACATTGATCAATTAATTGATTTAAAACGTGAGTTGGCAACCTTTGTATCCGAAATAGAGAATCCTTCTCACCGATTGCTTCTTGAACTTCGTTATCTTAGTGGCAGTACATGGGAAGAAGTCGCTGCGATCATGGGATATGATGTGCGGTGGGTTTATCGGTTGCATCGGAAAGCATTGAAAGAAGCGACGGAACGATTAGAAAATAGCCCGGTGGAATGCATATGAAAAAGAAGATTATACACAACACCCTTGGAGGATCAAGTTCCTTTAAGGGTTTTTGTTTGGACTTAAAAACACGCCATGAAAAGCCATTATAAGCCACCCCATCCATGTGATAGAGTATAAGCTGTAGAAATAGAATGATACAGCCCATGGAGGACAAACCTTCGGGGCTTTTTTAATAGGATTAAACGGAGTTGAGAGCAATGCCAATGAAACCAAAGAAGCCATGCAAACACAACGGTTGTCCTTTGTTAACGGACGATAAGTACTGTGAGTTTCATGCAAAGCTTCATGTAGATGATAGATCGAACGCAAGCGAGCGTGGTTATGATAAACGATGGAGGGAAGCGAGCAAACGATTCTTAAACGCTCACCCTCTTTGCAAACACTGTGAGCAGAAAGGAAAGCTGACTCAAGCAACGGTTGTTGACCACATCAAACCACACCGAGGAGACCAGAGACTGTTCTGGGATGAAAAGAACTGGCAGTCTTTGTGTAAGAGATGTCATGATCGTAAGACAAGAACAGAAGATCAGTATCCAATCTATACTTTTTAATGGACGGGTAGGGGAGGTCAAATTCCTACAACCTTTTATACGGTGACCGCGCGCCCCCTTCACGTGAATTTTCGCGGAATTAAACAAGGGGGGTTACTCTTGAGGGCTTGAATATGAGTTCCGCCTCAATAGCGTTAAGGGTTAGGCGATTTTGGATTTTGCGAAAAGGTTTGATTGAGGAAATGATAAAAGTGGTGTTCAGCCCTTGCCAGGACTGAATTTAAACAGTTTTAATCAATAAATAAAAAATACGAATGAAACGCATAGTTTAGCTTGAAAAATAGCTGATTAATGCGTTTTTTTATTGCCCTTTTAAATACTGTTTACGCAGAAAGGAGTAGGAGTGATGACCGAATCCGAGAGGCAACAAATTTATAAATTGAGGCTTAAAGGAGTTGGATATAAAGCGATCGCTGCGGTATTGGGGAAATCACGTGATACTGTGCGTATCTTTTGTAAACAAAATGGTCTAGATGGGGATGCAAAAGTAGTTGCTTTAAATGTTAAAGAACAAATGAAGAACCATGTACTCTGCTCCTCCTGCGGTAAGCTCCTTAAACAAAAGGGACGAGGGAGGATTCGGAAGTTTTGTTCTGATGAATGCCGCAGGAAATGGTGGAATGAAAATCCCCAAGCAAGAAAGAAAAGGGAAACGGCTATTTATAAATATACGTGTCCACAATGCGAGGAAACGTTCAGTTGCTACGGGAACAAGAAGCGGAAGTTCTGTAGCCATGACTGCTATATCAAATCAAGATTTTGGAGTGAAGAAGATGGAGTTTAAAAAACTACCGATTGATGATTTAATTCCTGCTAGTTATAACCCAAGAAAAAAGCTTAAGCCGGGAGACAGTGAATTTGAGAAGATTAAGCATAGCATTGAGCAATTTGGTTATGTAGAACCTGTCATTGTTAACCATGATATGACGGTGATCGGTGGGCACCAAAGAATCACGGTTTTAAAGACGTTAGGTTTTGCGGAAATCGATTGTGTGGTCATCGATATTGATAAGACAAAAGAAAAAGCTCTTAACATCGGCTTAAATAAAATCAGTGGTGAATGGAATAAAGAATTGTTAGCAGACCTTATTCAGGATTTGCAGTCCTTGGATTACGACGTTTCATTCACAGGTTTTGACCCACCAGAAATCGACCAGCTTTTTAATGAGGTACATGATAAAGATATTATGGAAGACGATTTTGATGTTGAAAAGGAATTAGCTGAACCAGCTATTACCCAAAAAGGTGACGTGTGGTTACTTGGTAGGCATCGATTAGTTTGCGGGGACAGTACAGATCCAGAAGTATATCAAGTTCTTATGAATGGCCAGAAAGCAAATCTTGTCGCAACGGACCCGCCTTACAACGTCAATTACTCTTCACAAGCAGGCAGTATCCAGAACGATAACATGAAAGATGAAGAATTTTATAACTTCTTATTCAAAGCCTTTAAGAATATGGCTGCTAGTATGGAAAAGGATGCATCCATCTATGTGTTCCATGCTGATACAGAAGGCTACAACTTCAGAAAGGCATTTAAAGATGCAGGTTTTTACTTATCTGGTGTTTGTATTTGGGCCAAGCAAAGCCTTGTTCTTGGCAGAAGTCCTTACCAGTGGAAACATGAACCTATTTTATTTGGCTGGCGAAAAGATGGAAAGCACAATTGGTATGCCGATCGAAAGCAGAGTACCATTTGGAATTTTGATAGACCTTCTAAAAATACAATCCACCCAACCATGAAACCAGTTAGTCTATGCGCCTACCCTATTCAGAATAGCAGCATGAGCAATTGCATTGTTCTGGATCCTTTTGGTGGGAGCGGGTCTACTCTCATGGCTTGTGAACAAACCAACCGAATCTGCTATACGATTGAATTGGATGAAAAGTATGCAGATGCGATTGTGAAAAGGTATATCGAACATGTGGGAACGGATGCGAATGTTTATCAGGAAAGAGACGGAGAGAAGCTACAGTATTCAGATGTTCCTAAACCTGTATTAGATGAAATATTATAGACGAACTAAGTTGCTATACCTCAGGCATGTATGGCAATATGCTACTACCTTGAAGAGATTGGAGGCAGAGTGATGGAAGTAAACCGAAAACCATCAGTCAAACTTATTGGCGAAGACGGCAATATCTTTTCCATCCTTGGACGAGTCAGCCGAACACTAAAAGAAGATGGGAAAGAGGAACAAGTCAAAGAAGTGAGTGAGCGGGTGATGGCATCCAGCTCCTATGGTGAAGCCCTCCAAATCATCATGGAATACGTTGAGGTGGAGTGATGATTAATGAAAGCATTGTTTGGAAGAAAAGTTAGTAATCTAGCGGAGCTGAAGGAAATTACGGAAGAAGCCATTAAGCAAGGGCAGCGAGGGCAAAGCTACATCGTAACGAAAGAAGTAGAGTTAGAAGACAAGGATTTTCATAACTTTGCGAACGGCTTTTTTAATGACCAGCCTTGGATCACACGAGAAGATGGCGGAGTGAATACGAATAGAGAGGCTCGATGCATAAGAGTCATTAATAAAGAATCTGGTGAAACAGTTTTAGTAAACAGCGAAGGCTATAGTTATCCAAGATACACAGCAGTTGAAAACAACTAGAGTGGGGCCTTAACGGGCCTTTTTCTATTGGTCTATAAATATACGCATTTCAGTCAGGAATGACTTGCTATTACTTGTGTTTAGAGTGATATATGTACTACACCAAAACACAGGAGGTAGTGAAAATGGATCGAAAAGAAATGGTCAAAAAACTAGGAGAATTTTTAGGAGTGAAACCCAAGTATCTAAACGTTCCAACCTTTGCCTACGAAATTGTAACGGAGGAAGAAACCTACACTATTGACAGGCAGGGAACAATTACAAACTCGGCCGGAGAAGAGAAAACTTTTGAAGAGATCATTAACCAGCCAGAACCTGAAGCAAAAACTGGTGAAGAACAGCCAGCGGTTCTTGAATTGGATGGGATTGAGGTAACGCTCCCGCTTGAGGGCCACAGTGGAAACACATTGAGAAATCTAGTAAACATGCTTTATAGCAAACAGCACCTGATCATGATGGCCTTTGAAACAACCAAGCCGCTGATGGATGAAACCTTTCCACAGGATTTGGGTGATAAGGAAACGAGCACCATTGAGGAGTTTAAGAAGGAACTTGATGAACTTGGAGTTGAGAGAACCCCAGGTGTAGCTTTCGATTTTGAAAAAGAAACATTCACTATCAAACTAGCAGCGCAAAACTTGGATTCAGAGAAAATAGCAGCCTTTCAAGACCTCACCGCATTCATCAACAAAAATGCCAAGAAGCAAAAGCGAGCCACTTTCAAACGAGCACAGGATGACAATCCGAAATATGCCTTCAGGACTTGGCTGATTCGACTTGGAATGAATGGCCCTGAGTACAAAACCACGAGGAAGGTGCTTCTGCAAAACCTTGAAGGAAGTGGAGCCTTTAGAAAGGTGAGTGAGCCGAATGGATAAGTTCTTCACACAAACACATTGTGATCGCTGTGGCAGTAGCTTAAAGGGCGGACGGATTATGTCTATGTACAATACTGATTGCATTTGCTTAAGTTGCAAAGATAAGGAGTCTCAGCGGGCCGATTATGGTGAGGCGGTCGAAGCTGAACATAAAGAAATTAAGAAGGGCAATTACAATTATAAAGGCATTAAAGGCGACAATTAACTTGATAATCCCTGTGTTTAGAGTGATGTATAGACTACCAAAACGCATGGAGGTTGTTTGAATGACCAGAGATATGGTTCAAATGCTACAAGGGAACGTTGACGCAGTTAGAGGGGTGGAACTTTTACTTCAGCAAAAGCGAGAATTGGAAGAAGCGGGATACCAAGAAAATGAGATGAATCTTTTGCCGGGAATATTAGTCCTGCAACTTGAAGATGGGGAAGTACGCTGGATGGTTTTTGAAGGAGAATTCAAGATGGAAGTATGGAAGTACTAAGGGAATGAATCAATTGGAGTCTATCAGGAGGTAGGCTCTTTTCTTATGCCAAATTTGAAAGGAGGTGGCGCCTGTGGCTCAACGTGGAAGGAAACCAAAGCCTACTGCACTGAAGGCATTAGAAGGCAACCCAGGGAAGCGAGACCTGAATCAGAAAGAACCCAAACCTGAAAAGAAAGCACCGAGATGCCCATCTTGGCTGGAACCAGAAGCCAAAAAAGAGTGGAGAAGAATGGTCAAACAACTAGAGCAATTAGGAATCCTGACTGAAGTAGATATGGCTGCCTTTGCGGGATATTGCCAAGCCTATGCCAGATGGAAAGAAGCTGAAGAGTTTATCACCAAGCATGGAACCATTGTCAAAACCCCTTCAGGATATTGGCAACAGGTGCCACAGGTATCCATCGCTCAGAGTTATTTAAAGATCATGAATCGTTTCTGTGAGCAGTTTGGGTTAACGCCTTCTTCTAGAAGTAAAATTGTGGCTGATAAACCAAATGATGGGGATGACCCAATGGAATTAATGCTCTTTCAAGGTGGTGGTAAAGGTGTATGATGAGCAAAAGGCCCAGCATGCCGTTAACTTTATCAACTGCTTAAAACATACGAAAGGTCAGTGGCGTGGGGTTCCTTTTGACCTTTTGCCTTGGCAAGATAAAATCATTCGAGATGTATTTGGTACGGTCAAAGAAAATGGCTATCGGCAATATAATACCGCCTATATTGAAATACCAAAGAAAAATGGAAAGAGTGAAATTGCCGCTGCGGTTGCTTTATTAATGACTTGTGCTGACGGTGAATGGGGAGCAGAAGTTTATGGTTGTGCCTCTGACCGGCAACAGGCCTCGATTGTTTTTGATGTTGCAGTGGAGATGGTAGATCAATCGCCAGCCCTTAGGAAAAGGTTCAAGCCCATCATGTCAATGAAACGGCTAGTCTATAAACCTACCAATAGTTTTTATCAGGTACTATCCGCTGAAGCTTATACGAAACATGGTCTGAATGTTCATTCTGTTGTCTTTGACGAATTGCATGCTCAGCCAAACCGTGAGTTGTTTGATGTTATGACAAAAGGATCTGGGGATGCTCGACTTCAGCCGTTGTTCTTTTTAATCACAACTGCAGGTACAGATCGAAATTCAATCTGTTATGAAGTCCATCAAAAAGCGGTGGACATTATCGAGGGTAGAAAAATTGACCCTACATTTTATCCTGTCATCTACGGAATCAAAGACGATGACGATTGGACTGATGAAAAGAACTGGTATAAGGCCAATCCATCATTGGACCATACCATTGACATAGAGAAAGTGAGAAATGCATTTATTAGTGCGAAGGAAAATCCGGCTGAAGAAAATATCTTCAGGCAACTGAGGCTAAACCAATGGGTGAAACAATCGACTCGTTGGATGCAAATGGAGAAATGGGATGCTTGTGATGATCCGGTTGACCTAGATAGTCTTAGAGGAAGAGAATGTTTTGCTGGGCTGGATCTTTCTAGCACAACAGATATTACAGCTTTTGTGTTGGTGTTTCCACCAAGAACGGAAGATGAAAAATTCATTGTTCTTCCTTACTTTTGGATACCAGATGAAAATCTGAAGGTAAGGGTGAGGAGAGACCATGTTCCTTACGATATTTGGGAACAGCAAGGATATATCAAAACGACGGAAGGGAATGTCGTTCATTATGGATTCATTGAGGCTTTTATTGAAGAACTAGGGACAAAGTACAACATTAAGGAAATTGCCTTTGACAGATGGGGTGCTGTACAGATGGTTCAGAACCTTGAAGGCATGGGCTTCACCGTTGTTCCATTTGGACAAGGGTACAAGGATATGTCACCAGCATCAAAAGAATTGATGAAGATAACCCTTGAGAAAAGAATCGTTCACGGTGGAAATCCGGTTTTAAGATGGATGATGGATAACATCTTTGTCAAAACTGACCCAGCAGGGAACATAAAGCCAGATAAAGAGAAAAGTACAGAACGTATTGATGGTGCGGTTGCTTTGATTATGGCGTTGGATCGAGCCATTCGAAATGAAAATAGAGAAAGTGTTTACGATGGTCGAGGGATATTGATTCTATAATAATAGTTTTATTGTGCAACCACGCTTGATTTTGTATGGTTAATGACGGTTGATAGCCATTGAAATTGCTAAATCCGGCTGCAGAATATTTTGATACAATTGCCTTAGAGGTGATAATAATGCAGGATAAGACATTGAAGAGAAATATAGAATCAGCTGGTGGATGGTTTGTTGGGGAATATGCAGGGTTGATAATGAACAAATTTAATGAATTAGAAAACGATAAGGATGTTAAAAATGAGTTTGTTCGAGATGTATTCCATAGTCAAGGAAGAGATAAAGATTATGGAGGTACCAGAACTCGGGTTAATGCTGTAATAAGAATTATAAAGAGTAATAAACTTATTGAAGCTCTGGAGTACATCATTGAGTCGAACCGTATCAATAAAGAAGAGCCTAAGGCTGTACGGATGGCGAAAGAAGCGTTAAGAGAAATCAAATCTGAACAAACAATCTAACACTCTATCAAGGGTGTTTTTTTATGCTCTTTTTTAGGAGGTGGACATCATAAGAATTCCAATTTTATCAAGACTATTTCAATCAAGAGATGGCCCAAAGAACAATTTTTTGGGAAGTACCTATAGCTTCTTCTTTGGTGGTACCACAAGTGGCAAAACAGTCAACGAAAGAACAGCAATGCAGACTACTGCAGTTTATGCATGTGTACGGATTCTAGCGGAAACCATTGCAAGTCTCCCGCTTCATCTATACAGATACACTGACAATGGGAAGGAAAAAGCTGTGGAACATAAATTATATTACATGCTTCATGATGAGCCAAATTCTGAGATGACTTCGTTTGTGTTTAGAGAAACACTGATGAGTCATCTTTTATTATGGGGAAATGCCTATGCACAGATTATTCGAGATGGCAGAGGAAATGTGCTTTCCCTTTATCCTTTACTTCCAGATAGGATGGCGGTGGATAGAACTTCTATAGGGGAACTTTACTACGAATATCGAAAAGACACGGGTACGGTTATCCTTCGAAATGAGGAGGTTCTTCACATTCCTGGGCTTGGCTTTGATGGTCTTGTGGGATATTCACCGATTGCTATGGCTAAAAATGCGATTGGAATGGCACTGGCCACCGAAGAGTATGGAGCAAAGTTCTTCGCAAATGGAGCAAATCCCGGTGGTGTTTTAGAACATCCAGGTGTGGTGAAGGATCCTTCGAAAATACGGGAAAGCTGGAATGCGGTATATCAGGGTTCTAACAATGCCCATCGAATTGCAGTCCTCGAAGAAGGGATGAAGTTTCAAAGCATTGGTATTCCACCAGAACAAGCACAATTCCTTGAAACGAGAAAGTTTCAAACAGAAGAGATTTGTAGAATCTTCCGGGTTCCACCTCACCTTGTAGCCAATTTGGATAAAGCAACTTTCAGTAATATTGAACACCAGTCTATTAGTTTCATTGATAACACCATCATGCCTTGGGTTACGAGAATTGAGCAGTCCATGAAGAAGGCCTTGTTAAGTGAAACAGATAAGAAGGAGTACTTTATTAAGTTTAATCTGAATGGAAGACTTCGAGGAGATGCAGGTTCCAGAGCACAATTCTATCAAATCATGCGTCAAAACGGAGTGATGTCGGCGAATGACATCCGAGAGCTAGAAGAAATGAACTTAATCCCAGAAGAACAGGGTGGATCGAAATATTTAGTGAACGGGAATTTTGTTGATATGTCAAAAGCCGGAGCATGGACAGAAAAATATGAGGAGGGATAAGCCATGAAGAAGTTTTGGAATTGGGTCAAGAATGAAGACGGCAGGACACTTCATCTGGATGGTGTCATTGCTGAAGAATCATGGTTTGGCGATGAAGTAACACCGAAACAGTTTAAATCTGAGCTAAACAATGATGGTGGAAACATCACCGTTTGGATTAACTCACCAGGTGGAGATGTGTTTGCAGCGAGTCAAATATACAACATGCTGATGGATTATAAAGGTGATGTGACCGTAAAGATTGACGGGATTGCCGCTAGTGCTGCTTCAGTCATTGCGATGGCGGGTGGGGAGGTTCATATGTCACCAGTTTCTATGATGATGATCCATAACCCGATGACCATCGCTTTTGGAGATACAGCGGAAATGAAAAAGGCGATCCAGATGCTGAGTGAGGTCAAAGAAAGCATTATCAATGCCTACGAACTGAAGACAGGTCTTTCAAGGGCCAAGCTCTCGCACATGATGGATGATGAAAGTTGGTTTAATTCCAAAAAGGCGGTGGAGCTTGGTTTTGCAGATGCGATTATGTTCCAAGAAGAAAGTAATCAAGACTCATCGGATGAAGGGATTATTTATAACAAGATGGCGGTTGTGAATTCCTTTTTACACAAACTGCCACAGAAGAAAACAGGAACTGATATCGCTGTATTAGACAAGAGGCTAGACCTCTTAAAATTTTAAGGAGGAGATTTGGATGAGTAAAGTATTAGAACTGCGTGAAAAGCGAGCAAAAGCATGGGAACAAACAAAAGCATTTCTTGATTCAAAACGTGGAGAAGATGGGATCCTTTCTGCCGAGGATACTTCCACTTATGAAAAGATGGAGGCAGAAGTTGTAAATCTTGGGAAGGAGATTGACCGCTTGGAAAGACAGCAAGCCATCGATTTAGAACTTTCCAAGCCGATTAATCAGCCGATTACTTCAAAGCCAACGGGTGCTGAAGGGCAGAAAACAGGCCGAGCAACCAATGAATACAAGGAAGCGTTCTGGAAATCGATGAGGAATAAAAGTAACTATGAAGTACAGAATGCCTTGAAAATTGGAACTGATTCTGAGGGTGGATATCTTGCTCCAGATGAGTTTGAAAGAACTCTCATTGAATCGTTGGAAGAGGAAAATATCTTCCGGTCATTAGCCAAGGTCATTACGACTTCCTCAGGAGATCGTAAAATCCCGGTGGTTGCTTCAAAAGGAACCGCTTCATGGGTAGATGAAGAAGGACTGATTCCTGAATCAGATGATAGCTTTGGACAAGTTTCAATTGGAGCTTATAAATTAGCCACCATGATTAAGGTGTCCGAGGAACTTTTAAATGATAGTGTGTTTAATCTTGAAGCGTATATTGCAAAAGAATTTGCCAGACGGATTGGTGCCAAAGAAGAAGAAGCCTTCTTTGTTGGAGATGGTACCGGAAAACCGACTGGTATTTTTAATGCAACGGGTGGAGCTGAACTTGGTGTGACTGGAACTTCTGCAACGGCTGTTTCAGTGGATGAGATTATGGATTTATTCTATTCCTTAAAATCACCGTATCGTAAAAAGGCAATTTTCGTCATGAATGATGCGACAATCAAGCTGATTCGAAAGCTGAAAGATGGGAATGGGCAGTACTTATGGCAGCCTTCGATCCAAGCGGGTCAACCTGATACAATCCTTAATCGTCCAGTAAAAACCTCTGCTTATGTACTAACAGTTGAAGCAGGTGCGAAGACAATTGCTTTTGGGGACTTCGGGTATTACTGGGTAGCTGATAGACAAGGTCGTTCTTTCCAGAGATTAAATGAATTATATGCCGCAACAGGACAAGTTGGTTTCAAGGCAACACAGCGGGTGGATGGAAAGCTGATTCTTCCTGAAGCAATCAAAGTGCTTCAACAGAAAGGATAGGTGATAGCAAATGAGTAATGTAAAGAACTATACCGAACAAGGCGGAGAAAAGACGGTCATTGGCGGTTCGCTGGATATTGTTGAAAGTGGTAAGTTGTTGTTTAATGGCACAGAAGCAAAACCAGCAGTGAACCAAGCAGATAGTACTGCTGCAGATGTTGCTAGCCTGGTTACCGATTTTAACGCTCTGTTAGCAAAACTAAAAGCAGCTGGTCTGATGAACGGTGAATAATAAAGGGAGGAAGCAGTGATGAATGAGTTGTTATCAAAGGTAAAACAAAACCTTATTCTAAACCATGATGAGGACGATGTACTGCTTTCTGGATTCATCACTGCCGCTGTTTCCTATGCAGAAAGCTATCAAAAGAAACCCGAGGGCTTTTACAATGAAAATCCCATGCATCCAACTACTGAACAAGCTGTTATCATGCTATCGTCTCACTTTTATGAAAGTCGGGATGGTAGTACTGGTGGCTTTTTTGCTGACAATGTAGAAGCGAGTAAACAAGTGTGGAATGTGGTCAATATGCTCCTTCGTCTTAATAAGGACGTGATCATATGAGTTTGGGAAAAATGAATGTAACGATTGAAATTTACAAAGAGGAATCCATCAAAGATGCTGAGGGTTTTGTTACAAAAGATGAGCTACTTCTAACTTCGATGCGGGCATATAGAGAGAATCGTCATGGAAGTGAAGCCTGGAAAAACCGGGCCAGCTTCTCTAAGGCGACGTCTCTTTTTCGTTTTAGAAAACCTCGGGGATTGGAGCTGACCACGGATTTAATCATTCGCTGTAAGGATGAGAGATACAACATATTAAGTGTTGAAGATATTAAAGAGCGTGGTATGTATGTAGAAGTGTTAGCAGAGAATATCTCTGGGTCAAAGGGGTGAGTTCATGGCAAGAGCAGGAGTAAAAATGCCAGATGACTTTTTGGAAAGAATCTCGAAACTAAATCGTCACTTTGATGACATTGTACCAAGAGTGCTAGAAAAGGGTGCTGAACCAGTCGTTCAGAAGGCTAAAAGCAATCTAGCAGCAAGAATTGGTCAGGGGACAAAGGAACCCTCTCAGTCTACAGGAGAATTAGTGGCTTCCCTTGAAACCACAAAGGCGGTACAAGATGCGAAAGGTGACTGGAACCTAAGAGTTGGGATTCCAACAACCAGGGACAGCAAAGGGGTTTCTAATGCCCTGAAGGCAGCTGTGCTGGAGTATGGAAAATCAGGTCAGCCCCCAAAACCTTGGTTAAAACCGACCAAGTCCGCTACAAGAAAGGCCTGTGTGGAGGCGATGGAAAAGGCATTGGATAAGGAGATTGAAAGACTATGAGTTTATTAAAAGATCTGAATAGCTCACTTGAACCCATCGGCACCCCAATTGAAACAGGAGTATTTTCAGGAAAACCGCCTGAAGAATATATCGTGATAACACCTATGTCGGACAGGCTTGATTTTTATGCGGATAATCAGGCTCATTCCGTTATTGAGGAAGCAAGGATATCTCTTTTCTCAAAAATGAATTACCAGTCGCTTAAAAAGGAAGTGACAAAGGTGCTTTTAAAAGAGGAAATGACCATTACAGACCGACAATATATCGGGTTTGAGAATGATACAAAGTACCACCACTACGCCATTGATGTAATGAAAGAATATGAAATGGAGGAGATTTAATGGCTACGATAGGATTGGATCGTTTATTTTATGCCAACATCACTGAAGATGAAAATGGCGTTGAAACATATGGGCCGCCGAAGATAATGGCCAAAGCTATGACGGCTGAATTGAGTGTTGAGTTAATTGAAGCCATTCTATATGCGGATGATGGTGCATCTGAAATTGTCAAAGAGTTTAATAGCGGAACCTTAACACTTGGAATTGATGATATTGGATCATTAGTGGCTCAAGATTTAACAGGAAGCAAAATTGATAGTAACAATGTAGTCGTGTCTAGAAGTGAGGATGGAGGGAAACCCGTTGCGATTGGATTTCGTGCGAAAAAAGCGAATGGCAGATATCGATATTTTTGGCTTTATCGAGTTATTTTTAACATTCCCACCACAAGTCTTGCAACAAAAGGTGAATCGATCACATTTAGTAGTCCCACCATAGAAGGTACGGTTTTTAGACGGAATAAGCTGGATGGTGAGAACAAACATCCATGGAAGGCAGAAGTAACAGAAGGGGATACTGGAGTGGCAAAAGAAACGATTTCAAATTGGTTTACGACCGTTTATGAGCCTGACTTTTCACCCGTAACTCCTACGATTACCGTGACTACCCAGCCGGCGGAATTGACGGAAGTAGCCGAAGGTAGTATTTCTGGAAGTCTTTCAGTGGTAGCAAGCACAAATACAAGCTACCCAGTGACTTATCAGTGGTATGAAAACTCTGTCGACAGCACAAGTGGTGGAAGTATTATAAACGGAGAAACTTCTGCAAGCCTGGACATTCCGACCGATCTTACAGCGGGAACCTATTATTTCTATTGTGTGCTGAGCTCTGTTGGGGCTAGTAGTGTAACAACGAATGTAGCTACAGTAACTGTATTGTAAAGGAGAGCGATGAACATTGGCTAATGAAAAAGTAGAGACTTCACCGATAGATGTTGATTTTGCAGCGGATGAAAGAAGTGCCGTCATTGAAGTTGGTGATGAAGAGTACAAACTAATTTTGACCACAAAGGCAACAAAAGAAATCGCAAAACGCTATGGTGGCCTTGAGAACCTCGGTGCCAAGCTGATGAACACAAAGGACTTTGAACTAGCTCTTGATGAGATTGTTTGGCTTATTACCTTGCTAGCGAATCAGTCGATACTAATTCATAATCTGAGGAATAAAGATGCTAAGAAAGAGCTGCTGACAGAAGATGAAGTGGAATTATTGACCACACCTTTTGAATTGGCGGAGTACAAAAATGCCATCATGGCCAGTATGCTGAAAGGAACAAAACGGCATATTGAGAGTGAACCAGCAAAAAACGTGGAAGTCGGGTAAGCGATGATGAGTTGTTTATCCGACTTATTTATTATGGAACCGCTCAATTAAACCGAAGTGAAGAAGAAATTTGGCTTATGCCTTTGGGTCATTTAATGGATCTATGGGAATGCCATAAGCAGTTTACAGGATTGGCCAAGCCGAAACAGGAGATTTTTATTGATGATGTGATTCCGGTGGGTTTATAAATGTTGTTTTGCGTTCATGCTTAAATTATATACAATTAAGGCATAAATGCAAAAATAGTCTTTGTAAATGACATTTTGCTTTTATGCTCAAATAATGTATAATTAAAGCATAAAAGCAAAATGAGGTCGATATTATGAGTTATCGTGAACAATTAGAGAGTTTAATTGCAGATAACAATGGAATCGTAGTAACGAATGAAGTGGAGAAACAAGGTATCCCACGTCATTATCTAACGCCTCTTGTGCGAGAGGGCAAGTTGGATCGCGTATCGCATGGAGTTTATGTAACACCCGATGCTTTTGAAGATGAGATGTATATGCTTCAGATGAAAAGTCCAAAAGTGGTATTCTCTCATGAAACAGCATTATTCTTCCACGATTTAACGGATAGAGATCCACTTGAATGGTCAGTAACTGTACCAAATGGGTACAACGCTACAAAGTTGAGGGACTCAGGTATTCAAGTATTTTCTGTAAAAAAACCGTTACATTTAATGGGAACTACTGAAGTTGAAACTTTGTTTGGAAGAAAGGTTACAGCCTACAACAAGGAAAGAACCATTTGTGATATTATTCGAAATCGAAATAACATGGATGTTGCTATCTTAAATGATGCATTGAAGAGATACCTCGCCAGTAAAGATAAGAACATTTCTTTATTAATGAAATATGCCAAAGAGTTACGGGTCCAAAAAATTCTAAGAAGTTATATGGAGATTCTACTATGAATAGTTCAACGCAAATAAAAGCTTTAATAAGAAATCTTGCAAAAGAAAAGGAAGTAAATGCACAAATACTTTTGAGAAACTATATGTTGGAAAGACTTCTAGAAAGAATCTCCAGCTCAGAGTATAAAAATAATTTCATCTTAAAGGGTGGCATGTTGGTAGCTGCCCTAGTTGGTGTAGATATGCGTTCAACAATAGATATGGATGCAACGATTAAATCTTTTCCTGTTGATATGGAATCGATTGAAGCCGTATTTAACGTAATTCTAGGCGTGCCATTAGATGATGGTGTAATGATGACATTAAAACGAGTGGATGAGATACGGGATGAGGATCAGTATAATGGTTACCGAGTGTCAATAGAAGCTGCAATGGATAATGCAAAAATCCCAATAAAGGTGGATATTACCACCGGTGATGAAATCACACCAAAGGAAGTTATTTATACATTTGATTTATTGCTTGAGGATAGAAGTATTGATATCCTCGCATATAACATTGAAACGGTTATTGCTGAAAAATTTGAAACTATTTTGACAAGAGGTATCACTAATACAAGAATGAGAGATTTTTACGATATCTACATTCTTGTTAAGCTACAAGGACACCGAATCGAGAATGTTGTCTTGGGCGAAGCGGTTAGAAAAACTGCAGAAAAAAGAGGGTCTGTTTCTGCTTTATCTAGTGGACAAGCTATTCTCGATGAGGTCAGGTTTGATGATGGCTTACAAAGGCACTGGTTAAATTATCAAAGGAAAAATAGTTATGCTGATGATATTTCGTGGGAAGATATTAACGTTTCCCTTATTAGCTTATGGAATGTAATTTTGGAAAATCTAGAACGTTAGTAATTTATTGAGAAGTTTTATAGATAATGTTGAGGGCTTGCTATCCGCAGGTCTTTTTTTATGCCTAAAAAGAGGGGAGGTGGAGTCGTGGCAGACAATTTCGGACTTCGGATTGGTGTTGAAGGAGAGAAAGACTTTAAGAATGCTCTAAGAGACATCAATCGGAATTTCAAAGTATTAGGCAGTGAAATGAAACTCGTAACCGCCCAATTTGATAGGCAGGATCAATCGATTGAGGCCCTGACTGCAAGAAATGGAACGCTCACCAAATCAGTAGATGCACAAAAAGACAAAATCAGCACGTTAGAAGCCGCATTAAGAAATGCTGCACATTCATTTGGAGAGACAGACAAACGAACCCAAAACTGGCAAATTCAGCTGAATAATGCCAAGTCTGAACTAATGAAGATGGAGCGGGAACTTGAGAATAACAATCAAGCCATTCAAGATTTGAATGAAGGATTCAATGATGCTGAAGGAGAAGTTGAGGAGTTTGCTGATGAAGTACAGAATGCAGCGGATCAGACTGAAGATGCTTCTGGTCGCTTTGAAAAGTTGGGTGGTGTCTTAAAAGGAATCGGAGCAACCATTGGGGCAGCCGTAGCCGCCATTGGAACAGCGGCAGTCGCTACGGGGGCCAGCCTGATTAAACTTGGTGATGAGTACAATATGGCCGTCAACCAAATTTCTGCTTCAACTGGGGCAACAGGTGCAGAGCTCGAGGAATTGGGTAAGGTTGCTCAAAATGTGTACAAGCACAACTTCGGTGATAGTTTGGATGATGTGGCAGTAGGAATTTCAGAGGTTCAAAAGATAACCGGACTCATGGGTGAAGAGCTAGAAAAAGCCACCGAGTCTGGTTTTGCTTTGAGGAAAACTTTTGACTTTGATATGCAAGAATCGGCAAGAGCAGCCAGTGCTCTTATGAAAAACTTTGGCATCTCTGCAGATGAAGCCTATAACATTATTGCCGTTGGTGCTCAAAACGGTGCCGATAAAAATGGCGATCTATTAGATACCTTGAATGAATACTCCGTTCAATATGCTTCCCTTGGTCTTAGTGCAGATGAATTTATTGCTAGTTTAATAGGCGGAGCAGAAAGTGGAGCATTCAGTATTGATAAGGTCGGGGATGCTGTTAAGGAATTTAATATCCGGGCTAAAGATGGCAGTAAGTCAAGTATGGAAGCATTCACCGCTCTTGGGCTTAATGCGGAAGAAATGACGAAGCAGTTTGCCCAAGGTGGAGAAACAGCTAATGCAGCATTCTTTAGTGTCATTCAAAAACTTCAAGAAATTGAAGATCCGCTTCTAAAAAACACAATTGGTGTGCAGTTGTTTGGTACACAGTTTGAAGATTTAGAAGCTAGTATACTACCAGTTCTTGGTGGGATAAAAGATAGTACCATTGCGAGTGGGGATGCGTTGGCCCAAATAACAGAGGTCAAATACGATAACCTGACTGACGGCATTGAGGGGGTAAAACGTTCCTTACAAGGCGTGTTTTTGCCTGCTGTGAGCGAAGTGTCTGCGGGGATCACTGATTTATTTTCTGGCTTATCGAATGGGATTAATGAAGCAGATGGGGACTTTGAAAAAATTGCAGAAGTGATTGGCGAGACTGTTGCTGGTATAACAGAACTTATCACAGAGCAATTGCCTCAGTTCGTTACGTTAGGACTTCAAATTATTATGTCTTTAATCGGTGCAATCGTAGAAAACCTCCCAATGATCATTGATTCAGCCATGCAAATCGTGACGACTCTACTCCAAGGGATTATCGAGGCTCTACCTCAAATTACGGAAGGGGCACTTTACCTTGTTCTTAGTTTAGTAGATGGAATTATTGCCAATCTCCCTGCATTAATCGAAGCGGCTTTAACAATGATTGTGACGCTAGCAAATGGGATTGGTGAGGCTTTACCTAACCTTATTCCATCCATTGTATCAGCGATTCTATTAATTGTAGAAACAATCATCAACAATCTCGACATGGTTTTAGAGGCGGCTTTTAAAATTATAGAAGGTTTAGCAGTAGGAATTATTAATGCTTTACCTAGACTCATAGAAGCACTGCCAGCTATTATTTCATCAATCATTAACTTTATTACTGGGAATCTCCCTAAAATTGTTGAGTTGGGTATTTCATTGATTATTCAGTTGGCGGCTGGGCTATTAAGAGCAATTCCTCAGCTTGTGGCGCAATTACCACAGATTATTTCTGCCATCATCGTTGGAATTGGAAAAGCAGCTGTTTCCATTGGACAAGTGGGAGTGAACATTGTACGTGGGCTTTGGAATGGGATTGCTTCCATGATTGGCTGGATAAAAGATAAGGTTAGTGGTTTTGTCGGTGGAATCGTCAGTAGTGTGAAAGGTGTACTTGGGATTCGTTCCCCTTCACGAGTTTTTGCTGGGATCGGGGAAAACATGGGTGAAGGCATTGGTGTTGGTTTTACCGATGCGATGAGTGATGTAGAAAAGGAAATGGAAGGTGCGATTCCTACTGACTTTGATTTGAATATGGATAGTGTGGTTACTGGGATGGAAGCGGGCAAGAGGGGTGCATCTTTTGATGTCACGATTCCATTAACGATCGATGGAAATGTATTAACTCGGATTATTGCTCAGCTTCAATGGAACCAAAATACAGTAACAGTTAGAAATCTAGGAGTAGCAGGTTCGTAAAAGGAGGGCAGATTGGTGATTGAAATTTATGCAGGAAGTACGTTGATACAAACGGTTCGAAAAGTGATGTCAGCTAGTTTAAGAGAAACCCTTGAAGGGGAATTCACCCTCTCTTTTACGGTTCTAGCCAAGTCTGCCCTTGCTTTGAAAACAAAACAGCTTGCTAAGCTAAATGATCAGTATTTTGAAATTGTACAAATCTCAAAGTCATTGCAAGGCAGCCTTCCAGTGTGTTCAGTGACTTGTGAGCATATATCTTATGTCTTAAATGATGAGATTTTTAATATAGATCAGTTTGATTTTACGGGAGATCCAAAAGCAGGACTTAATCAGCTGCTGTCAGGGACTCCCTTTTCAGCAGGAGTCGTTGATTTTACAGAAAGCTGTACGATGAAAATAAATCAAGAAGTGACAAGAAGGGCAGCGCTTAAGCAGTATATAGCCATCTTAGGTGGCGAAATTGAATACGATGGCTACCAGATTAACATTCGCAAACATCGTGGTAGCAGTGAATACCAACTAGTCATGGATTCAAAAAACGTTACGGATGTATCGGTTTCACATGATTCCAGAGAAAATGCATCCTCTTATAATATTTCATTCTTCAAGCTTTTGAATCTAGCAGTTGGAGATAATGTGCATATTGTGTTCAAACCTTTAGGTATCGATGTTAAAACTAGAATTATCTCATTGGAATACAATCCTTTTTATCGTTACGATATTCGAGTGGAGGTTGGCAGGTACAGACCGAGCATTTCAGACACTTTTTATCGGATTGAAGATTCTATGAACAAGATAGGAAGTTCCCTGAATGAGGTCGGGAGTTCGATTGGTGGCCTGCAATACCAAATGGATCAGCTCGGAATCTCTTATACGATCGTGAAAAATTTAACGATTGATGGCAGCATGATTCATGTAACTTATGAAGTTGAAAAAGGAGATACCCATCAATATTTTGCCGACTATAGTTACACTACTGATAGCAATGGGAGAATCACGAGTATTACTTTGGAAGATATTTTTTCAGAGTTATTGTTAAAAGAAGTGTCCACTTTGTTGGTCGATGCGGCGAGGTTTGAAATTACGTATGCGGATGGAGAGATTGCTAGTTATAACTATTCAACAGATAGTAGCGGAAGAATAACCGGTATTGAAAAGGTGGTGGAGGGATGAGTTATCACAGGAATTTTAATAATACATTAGCCATTTGGGCCGCTTTTGGTGGTAGAGGTGAGCTCATTCTGCCGATCCCCACTTTAAGTTGGCAAAGAAAGTATTATTACGATTTTGGATATTCCCAGTATGGCAGCGAAAGGCAAATCAAGGTACATGATAATGGGAATGCACAAATTGCAGTGTATTATGCGAAAACCCCGTACATGTCGTATTTCAATAAAAGTACAGGCAAGTGGACGGTTGTAAGTGTTCCTTGGTGGAGCCATGGCCAGCCAGAAATCTTATGGGCTGGTGATGGTGTATTTTTAGCAAAGATTGTAGGGCTTGCTAATATTATTGCTTCGTTCGATGGCATCACTTGGCATAATGCCGGGTACTGTCAAGGAGCACAAAACTCCATGACCACAGGAGCTTATGATTCTAGTATTGGTTCTGGAGTGGTTAGCTGGTGGTATTACAAGTCTCCTGTCTATTACAGTTTTGATTCATTAACAGAAAGAACAGAGTGGAAATTAGTAGGGGCGGATGGTTCATCGGTTCCTATTTTTAGTTACATGACCACTCATAAAGGAAAATTTGTCGGGGTCGTTGGTGGAGATCGTTCGATTGCAGTAGCAAATACATCCAGCCCTGGTGCATGGTCGACTACGATTCCAGAGGATTTAAATACATATTATATGTATGTCCGCTCGGTTAACGGTAAACTTTTTGTGATGAAATATCGCTATGTTAGTGGAACTTTTCATGTGAATCTTTGTGTTATGAATGATAGTGCCACTGGATTAACAGAAACAAATCTATCTCATGTCGGGAATCTCGCTAACAACAAAATTCCGAATCCAGAAAATATCATTTGGATGGAAGACTGGGGAAAATACGCTTTATTTAATGAGAGCATGCTTTATGTATCAGCGGATGGCCTAACTTGGGAAGGAGTCGAACAACCGGGATTCACAACAACCAATTCTGATACGTTTGGCGGGGCCATCTATGTACCGGGTGATGGGTTTTATGTGAAAGCTAGTGGTTATGTGTATTATGCACCTTATTAAATAATGAAAATACAGGCGCTTTGTGGCTCTTTTGTCACAGGCGTCTTTTTATATAGATTAAAACGGTTGGAGAGCGAGGGGAGAAACATGGCAATAAAAGAACTTTGGATTGTTTTACAAACGGTAATTGCTGCAGTGGGCGGTTGGTTGGGCTGGTTCCTTGGGGGACTTGATGGATTTTTATACGCTCTCATTATTTTTGTCATTGTCGATTACATTACTGGCATTATGGTGGCAATCATCAATAAAGAGCTTTCAAGTGAAATTGGTGCAAGAGGGATTTTCAAGAAGATCCTTATTTTTATACTTGTCGGGATTGCTCATATCATTGACAGCCGACTGATTGGTGAGGGCAGTGTTATCCGCACAGCCGTCATCTTTTTTTATCTTTCCAATGAAGGAATAAGCATTATAGAAAACTCCACAAGAATTGGACTTCCGGTACCACAAAAACTGAAAGATGTTTTAGCTCAGTTGCATGGAAAATCGAAGGGAGAAGATGAGAATGGAACTAAACGTTAAGTATATGACCAGAAATGATTGTTTTACTGCTGGAAGGAAGATTACCCCTAAAGGGATTATGGTCCATTCCACTGCAACACCGGGTGTCATGGCTGCCGATTGGTTTAGTCGTTGGAATAAATCCTACAAAGCGGGTGAAACCAATCGACAGGTTGCCGTTCATGCGTTTGTTGATGATAAAGGAGTGTGGCAGTACTTACCTTGGAATCACCGTGGTTGGCATGCTGGTGGAGCGGCGAATAATACGCATATTGGTTTTGAAATTTGTGAGCCAGGTGGGTTTTCTTATGGAAAAGGATCGGCGATGGTAGGCTATAACGTTTCAAAGAATGAAGATTACTTTAGAAAGGCTTGGCAGAATGCGGTGGAACTTTGTGTGATGCTGTGCCGACAATATGATTTAACAGAAGAGGATATCATTTGCCACTCAGAAGGTGCTAAGAAGGGGATTGCTAGTAATCATGGTGATGTTATGCATTGGTTTCCGAAGCATGGGGAAAGTATGAATTCCTTCCGAGCGGCAGTGGGTATCGCATTAAATAAAACTAGTAGTACAGTAAGCTCACCAACTTCGATTCAAGTAGGTGATGTAGTGGAAGTGAAAGCTTCAGCTGGTAAGTATTATCCCGGTGGGGCCACCATTCCAGGTTGGGTCAAAACAGGTTCCTATCATAAGGTGACTCAGGTTGTTTCAAATGGAAAACCGGTCGTTAAAGGTGGGAAGACTTGTGTGTTGCTAGGTAAAAAGGTTGATAAAAGGAAAGGTAAAGAATCTACGGGAATTATGAGTTGGATTGATGTGGGTTCATTGATTGTTATAGTTTCGAAGTCTAAGGAAGTCAAAAAGCCAATTGAAAGGAATAGTCTGTATAGGGTCCAGATAGGAGCATTTTCGAATCAGGAGAATGCAGAAACGTTGCTTGAAAAAGTGAAGAAAGCCGGATTTGATGGCTTTATTAAGAAGGGTTAAAGCGGGATTAAACGGGCTGATAAATCTCAGGATATCAGCTCTTTTTCTGCTTTTTATCCATTTAATTACTTGCTATTAGGATGGAATTAAGTGATATATACAATAACCAAAAAAGCTGATGAACCCTGATGCAAAGCGGATTCAGCAGTTTCTTTTGGGGAGCCAGATTGAATAGAAGAAGCCAGGTGTTAAGAATCAGGGCTAAAATTTGAAAGGAGGCAAAAACATGGCAGAAGCATTGTTTGGTTCATTTGGGCAAAGTGCAGGTGGCCTTTCATTAATGGATCCACCAGCAGAACAACCTAAGAAATTAAGAGTGGCTGCATATGTACGAGTCAGCAGCCTCTTAGATGAACAAGAAGGATCTTTTGATAACCAAAAGACACATTACACTCAATTAATTCGCTCCACACCGGGTTGGAAGATGGTTGACATTTATACAGACCAAGGAAGGTCTGGGACTTCGATGGAGAAGCGATCAGGCTTTAATCGAATGATTCGACACGCTTATGAAAAGAAAATTGATATCATCCTTTGCAAGTCGGTGTCCAGATTTGCGAGGAATGTACTTGACGCCATTAACACGATTCGAGAACTGACTGAGTTGGGAGTTCGAATTATTTTTGACAAAGAAAATATAGATACAGGTGATATGGCAAGTGAGTTTATCCTCACCATGCTATCTGCGACAGCACAGGAAGAGAGCCGAAGTATTTCAGAGAATATAAATTGGGCATTAGAAAAGCGGTATGAAAGAGGCGAACCAGTCTTTGTTAGAAAGCTGGGCTACCAAAAGAACGAACAAAAAGAATGGATCATCATAGAAGAAGAAGCGCACATTGTTCGAGAAGCATTTGAAGAAGCATTGAATGGAAAGACACCTGCTCAAATTGCTAAACAATTCATAAAAAAGAGATATAAGAAAATTAACGGACGAACAGATTGGACTTCCACCACAGTTCGATTGATGCTACTCAATAGGGACTACACAGGAGATGTCATTTGCCAAAAATATTATACGGAAAGTTACCTTTCCCATAAGAGAGTGGCTAATAATGGAGAACGAAATCAGTATTTTATCGAGAACCACCATGAACCGATTGTGAGCCGAAAAACATTTGAAGCAGTCCAGCGGGAACTAGAGAGGCGTAAAAAACCGAATAAAAATAAAAAGGTGAACCGCTACCCGCTTTCCAGCCGAATTCAATGTGGGAAATGCGGAGGAAATCTACATCGATTCATTTGCAAAGGGGTTGTTAGATGGCGGTGTGAGAATAACGTAAGAAGCAAAGAGCTGTGTACCATGGGAAGCATTAAGGAAGAAGTGATTAGGGAAGCCATGCAAGATGCTTTTCTCGAACGATACCGGATGGCACGATACATGTACGACATGGAGAGAATGAAAAAGGATCTTACAAGAGCTGTTGCTGCAAGGGACTTTTCTTACAACAGACTTCGCTTGGATTTAGAACAAATTTTATTAGAAGAGAATATTGCACTTATTAATGCCAACGGGTCTGAAGCGGATAGTACAGATGAGAAACTTGAGGAACTGGCATCGAAAAGAGCATCTATTGAAAAGGAACTAAAGATAAAGGAAGACTGGTGGGAACTATTGGATCAAGATTTCGCATTTAGAGAAGAAGCAAAGACAAAACTCAAGGAACTGGATGCAGTGAGGGATCCATCTAAACAATTACAAAAAGAACTTCGAAATATTTCATTCTTAAGGGCATGGGTAGTACGTGTAAAAGCGATAACACCAATGTCCTTTTGTATGCATTGGATTGACGAGAAGGAAACAATAGTTGATTTAAGAAAGGAGTAGGGATAAATGAGTAGCCATCAAAGTTCATCAAGGGTACGGATAATTCCGGCAAAAGCTAGAACGAGCCGAACGGAAGCGAATCCTGGTGGACAAAAGAAACGGATTGCAGTGTATGCCCGAGTATCCACTGACTCAGAAATGCAGGCAAGCAGTTATGAGCTGCAAGTTGCTTATTACAAAGATTATGTAAGTAAAAACCCTGCTTGGATACTCGCAGATGTTTATGCAGATGAAGGGATATCAGGGACCTCAACAAAGAACCGTACAGAATTTAATCGAATGATTCAAGACTGTGAAGAAGGGCGGATTGACTATATTTTGACCAAGTCAATCAGTCGCTTCGCGAGAAACACTCTTGACTGCATATCAATTATCAGGCGTTTGAAGAGTCTGAGGCCAGCCGTGGGCGTTTTCTTCGAGAAGGAAAATATTTACACATTAGATTCGAAGTCAGAGCTTTTCCTAACGATTTTATCCTCAATGGCACAGGAAGAAAGCCGCAGCGTAAGTGAAAACACGAAATGGGGCGTTCAGAAGAGATTCCAACAAGGTATCGTACACATGCCGACTACCTTCTTCTTGGGATATGATACCGATGAGGACGGAGAAATTGTGATTAACGAGGAACAAGCTGAAGTAGTCAGACGAATTTTTCGAGAGTATTTAGAAGGAAAGGGGTGTCCAAGCATTGCTAAAGGTTTAACAAGAGACGGATTAAAGACAGGAAAGGGGAATAAAACATGGACGTCAGATGCGGTTTATAAAATCCTGAGACAAGAGAAGTACCAAGGCCACTGTTTAGCACAGAAAACAGTCACTATCGACTTTTTATCTCACAAACGCGTTCGCAACAACGATATCCAACCACAGTATTTTGTGAAGAATACTCACCCAGCGATTATTAGCGAAGAAACTTTTGAAGCAGTTCAACAAGAAATGAAAAGGCGAAGGCTGATGATGAAGGATCCCGATGAAAAATATCGCCAACATTTTAGTAGTGTCAGCCCATTTTCTAATCAGTTTTATTGTGGGGAATGTGGAAGACCAGCCATAAGAAGACGTATGACTTCATCGAGGAAAGGAGAGAAGTATTACATTTCTGCTTGGCAATGCCGAGTGACCGCAGGACGAGACCCAGACTACACGGAATGCAAAACGAGCTATGTTCATGAGACAGACCTTGAAAATGCATTTATGAAAATAATAAGAGAAATGAAGGAAAACCTCCATGAAGTAATAGAGGAAGCGCAACAGGCCATTGAAAAGGCATCCCTCTCGCCACCGGAACAACAGAGGCTAGAGGAGTTGAACACGAAAATTGAAGCCATTACCGATCGCATCAGTGGCTTGGCTGCCAAGGAATCGGCCACCAAGGATGCCATTTATGATGCTACATTAAGACACCTCATCTATGAACAGGAAATCCTCCAACAGGAGCGGGATAGCCTAGAGGAAAACATGCAAGAACAACTTTATTTAGAAAAGCAATTACAATCCTTTCTAGACTTATTAGAAGAGACTGAAGAACTAGAGGATTTTGATGTAACGCTTTTCAAAAACACAATCGAGCGGGGCATTATTTATAAGGAGCGAATAGTTGAATTTCAATTTAAATGTGGGGTGAAACGGACTCTCTGTGTAAGAGAACGTAAAACTCCTAAGAAGAAATAAGCTAAATCAAATTGAATAAACATAAACCTCTTTCCACCCAGAAAAAGAACTTGAATGTTCTCGGGATGTGAGTGATAGATGGACACGAACCATTATCACTTATAGGAAAGGGGTTTTTGTATTGGATGAAATTCAAAAAGGCATGTGGGTCCGAACATTGTGGGATCCAGTTAAGGCAAGGGAGGAAAGTCCGTTAATCGGAAACCATGAAGTGAAGGTAGCAGCTTATTGTCGAGTGAGTACAGATATAGAAAAGCAACTGCATTCGCTAGAGAACCAAGTTCAACATTATACCCATCTCATTCGAAGTAAGCCAAACTGGAAATTCGTTGGTGTGTATTTTGATAACGGCACGAGTGGAAGAAATGCGACCAAACAGAAAGGGTTACAACGTCTTATCCGCCACTGCCATGAAGGACGTGTCGATTTTATCTTGACTAAAAATGTATCTCGCTTTACCCGGAATGCTGAGCATCTTATCAAAATCGTGGAAGAGTTAAAAGCCAAGGGAGTGGGCGTGTATTTTGAGGAACAGAAGGTAGACACCTCGGTTGAATACAATCAATTTTTATTGAGCACGTATGCAGCACTTGCACAAGAGGAGATTGAAACGATCTCTGCCTCTACCAAATGGGGCTATGAAAAAAGTTTGCAAAAAGGAAAGCCAAAGTTTGTAGCGACATACGGCTATCGAAAAGTCACAAAAGATGGACAGCCCACCCTTGAAATCAACGAGGAACAAGCAAGGGTAGTTCGCTTGATATACGATTGGTTTCTACAAGATTGGTCCATCCCAGATATCAAGCGAGAACTCATACGCAAAGAGATTCCAACCATGAAAGGCGGGAAAGTATGGGGGACAAAAAACATTAAATATATGTTGCAGAATCCTACCTATACCGGTAATAAAGTGGCCAGACTTCATTCTACGGATTTGTTTACCAAGCATAAAACGATTAACAAAGATGACCCCATTACGATTGAAAATACCCATCCAGCCATTATCAGTATTGATGTTTTTGATCGGGCTCAAGAGAAGTTTAGTTTGGACAATAAATCTCCACGTAAGCGATCCACTCCCACTGAACCACATGCTTTTCAGAAACAAGTCATCTGCCAGCATTGTGGAAAACTCATAAGGGTTCATAAAAGGAAGACCGGTAATATCTGGCGGTGTAATGCAAGAAATGCTGGTGTTTGTGAGGGACCAGAATTACAAGAACATCAATTAAGAACCATGATGCTAGAGGCTTTCGAGAAAAAGTTCTTAGAAGATGAAAATGTTCAAATCGGTACTTTGAAGAAAATCCTGACCGTTGCCAATCAACAAGACCATTTCGAATTCCACCGGTTAAAGTGGCTGACGGAAATGGAGATGGCTCGAACTACGGATACCGATGAAGAGCTGAAGGAAAAAGAAGAAGCGTATCGTGCATTTGAAGAACATATTGAAAGCGTAGAAGAAGGACGACCTTATCGGACCAGTACCATTCAATGGTTGGATTCCATTGAGAATATGGAGACTTTTTACGAACAAGTTACTCTAGAACATTTCAGGGCATGGATTTTAAGTACATCGGTAACTACTGAAACGGACTATGAGGTGAAATGGTTGGATGGAATGGTGACGACCATTGGCTCACCATTAATAAAGGATATAGACTCATCACCGACTGAAGAAAGCCAAACAACAAAGGAGGTGACTTCTGAATTGAAAATACTGAATGACAAAGGCGAATTAATGATAGAGGAAAAGGAACAAAAGAAATCATCCATTCCTAAAAGGGAAGTACAGAAGATTGAACCAAACAACAGTAAAGCGATCTTGCAGACGATTGAAGCCTCAATGGAGGGGGTGAATAAACAACCTTCTTCCCATTTGAATACTAAATCAGCCCTGCGAACAGCTGCTTATTGCCGTGTTTCAACGGACCGTTTAGAGCAGCAATCAAGCCTCAAAACACAGGTTGCATACTATACTTATTTGATTTTGAAAAACCAAAACTATCAATTTGCAGGCATCTACGCAGACGAAGGGATATCGGGGCGTTCGATGAAAAATCGAGATGAATTGAATCGGCTTATTCGAGAGTGTGAACGGGGGCGAATTGATGTCATCTTGGTCAAGTCCGTTTCGAGACTAAGCCGGGATATTCAAGATACCCTGGAAATCACGAGATATCTTCGTCAGCTTCCCAATCCAACCTACATTTACTTTGAACGTGAAAATATATGGACTTCGGACCCTCAAGCAGATCTTATGTTATCCATTTTCGGAAGCATTGCACAAGAGGAAAGTATCGGTATGGGTAGGTCTATGGCATGGGGAATTCGAAGCATGGCCAAGCGGGGCATTTTCCATCGGAAAAGACCGAACTATGGTTATACCATTGATGATAACTACCGTTGGCATATAGTGAAAGAAGAAGCGAGCGTGGTCCGGCGCATCTTTAGAGAAGTACGAAAAGGAGTCACTGTGGCTCAAATCGCAGTTGATCTTAGTGAGAAAAAAATTCCTAGTCCAACTGGTAATTTAACCTGGGGAGCCAGAACGGTTACAAACATCTTAAGAAATGTGGTTTATAAAGGCGATATTTTATTCCAACAAACCATAGCGGTGCAAAATGGCCGAAAGAAAAACATTCCTAATGAAGGTCAAGAACCTCAGTATTATATAGAGGAGCATCACGAACCGATCATACCAAAGAAAAAGTGGGATGAAGTACAGAAGATATTAGATGAACGAGCGGAAGAGGTAAAGAAGAAACGTTCAGCTCCCTTGCTGTTATTAATCACCCTGTTTGTCGGTAGTTTCGGAACCGACAATGGCGGTGATTTTTTTAATTTTTAACCGTCATTTTCGTTGACGATA